CAATCCTGCACCCAGTGGATGCAGGATTGCTGCACCTGGAGTAAGGGCCGCTTGAACTCCATTAACTCCTGGAATAAAATTACCAACGTTAGGATATAAATTTACAAATCCATAATTTCCAGTTGTACACATAATTAAACCTATTGGCATAACCTTTAAATGTCTTTCAATTCCGCGATAATTTGCTATAACATCTGCTGCTGGACAAGCTGGTAGGGGTGCCGCATATGGATACACCGGTAGTGGTGGTCTTGTGTCACTAGGAATTTGAATTACTGCTCCTGGCGGTCCATGAATAGAAAGCGCTCCATATCCAGGAGAATCAAATCTACTACAAAAATTATCTCCGCCAGTTAAATAGTTAATCCAATTGTTATAAGGAAATGTAATAACTCTTGATACCCCATTTCTATTCGCTCCTGGAAATCTTCCTCTCGCTTCCTTTGAACTATCTCCAAAAACACCCATTGTAATTTCAGGAACAGTAAAATTTATACGACATTCATTGCGATGAGGTGCCACAGTGTTGCGGTTGTCAAGACGTCTATCTGATTCACAAAATAAAACATTAACTAATGAAAAATCTTGTAAATTTACAGTTTGCTGAGGGTTGGCTTGATTTTGATTCAGCAATGGCGTATTTTGTAATGCTATTTTTGCTTCTCCCATAACTCGCAGTGCGTCTGTTATGGGTAGATTTGGCATAGTATCAGTTATCTCATTATTATTATCATCTCTCCAACCAATTGGTTTTACTTGATTGTGTATCTGAAAAATTGTATCCAATTGTGCTATACTTTTTACACCAGATATTCCTAATTTATCAGCATACCTATAATCGTTACACGCATCATAATCATTCCCTCTATGCGAAACAAATCCAGCTGGCATTTGGTCGCATTGTAGAAATTTTCGGTCTACATAAAGTGGATTTTCAGGCGTTTGTCTCCTATGTTGTATATTATAGTCCTTGAATCTCTGTGGATTTCCTTGAAAATCTGGTGGCAACCTACCATTTCTAAAATAAGTTCTAAAATGACCCTGAAGAGTTAGACGATTTGCGTTTGTAAATTGAGACAAATCGTTACTTACAGTGCTCATTGGTTCACTTAAAGTTATATCACATGTTGTTATACAAACCCAACAACAATTATAGTTATGTCCAAAACCCCCAACTCCAAGTCCAGCAAATGGTGTTGGATAAAAATATTTATATTTTGATTCGGACCTACCGATTGATGTACTAAAATACCCCCCATCCCCCCCATAGTGCTCCAAATTCCATTGAAAGTGCGTTTGCGCCATACAAATTCTAGTCATTTGTTGTAAAAGTATTGCCGTTTTGTTTAAAGGCGTTCTATTTCTAAAGTCGCCTTCTGGTTCCCTGTTAAATATATTATCATAAGAAAACAACAACGTTCCTTTTGGAATTACAACCGAGCTGCTAACAGCTCCAGTAGTGCCGATGCCCCCCGGTGATGCATCACTATAATTATAAATATCTTCCCATCTAAATCGTGGATTACCTGGACGACTTGGTTGAGCCATAGTGTATTATTATATCATTATATAATAATACTATTACACCTCAATGATATTTATTAAAACCAAGGTTTCAATTCTAATTGTTTGTCATTGTTTTGCGACATAACTGGTGGGTCCATTGGTTTATACATGGTGCTAGCATCTTCTAAATATTTATAATAACCAATTGCCTCTGAGTAAACTTGATGTATACAATAATCCCATACAATTTTATTCAACTGCTCCACTTGTTGTTGAACACTTGTAGGTTGATTTGCAGCATGCTGCAAAAATACACTTCTCATTATTATTTTAAGAGTGTCTCCGTCTTGGTCACTAATAACATACTGTCCATTTGACTTTCTATATACTCCCGCTCTTATACCATTTTGAATGATGCGAATATTGTTTTGAGAGAAAAAGGTTTTTGATAAATCAGTATTATCCCACAACCCTTCAGTTGGATTCCTAAAAGTTGCGCATTGGTTAACTGGTATTTTGTCATACATTTGGAACAAATCTGTCGTTTTAGGTCCATTTATATCAACTCTTCCATTTGATGGTTTGCAATTCATTATAATATTCTATTATAAGAAAATATTATATCCTATTATTTTATACATATGAACTTTCAATCTACAGTTTTATTAATAGCCATTTTATTACTTATTGTATGCCTAATTCTTATTGGCATCGCTTTAGCAAAGTCTAACAACCTTCAACAATGGCCACCAATTGTTGGCAGTTGCCCAGATTATTGGGTGGACATGTCCAACAATGGCGCTCAATGCGTTAATATCAAAAATTTAGGAACATGCAATTCCAGTGTCCCTGCAGGAAAACACTTACAAATGGACTTTACAGTGTCTCCTTATGTTGGCCAAAATGCGGCTTGCTCAAAATATAAATGGGCAACTGGATGCAATTTAACGTGGGATGGCATCACGTCCGGTGTCGCAAACCCTTGCGATGCATCTGGAAATGAACCCAACTAATATTTAATACTATAAAAAATTGAATTAAATATTACGTAAGATAATAATATAACACAAAATATGAATGAACATGACTCTCAAGAACTAAAAAAAACTAAAGTTAAAGTTAAAAGAAAATCAGTCAAGTTAGTCGTTGAAGAAACACAACAAATAGACTGTTTTGTTAATAAAATAATTAATAAAGACGCCATGGTAGCACTTAAAGATATACCATCTGGCAGTATTAATTTAACGGTTACAAGTCCTCCATACGACGATATTAGAGATTACAATGGATTCAAATTTAATGAGGAAGTTCAGCAGAATATAATTACTGAACTATTTCGTGTTACCTTTGAAGGTGGTGTTGTTGTTTGGATTGTCGGTGATGCTACAGTGAATGGAAGCGAATCAGGAACATCATTTCGTCAAGCTCTTAAATTTATTGAAGCTGGCTTTAAGTTGCATGACACAATGATTTATGAAAAAAATACATCATCCTTTCCAGCTAAAAGAGCAGGAAATAGATATACGCAAATATTTGAATACATGTTTGTGTTTTCTAAAGGAAAAATAACCACAGCAAATCTTATTTGCGACAAACCAAATAAATGGGCAGGTCACACTAACTGGGGAAAAAATACAAATAGACTGAAAAATGGAGAGTTGCAAGAAACCACTGATATTAAACCCGTACCCGATTTCTCACCAAGAAATAATATTTGGCATTATAATGTTGGCAAAGGATTCAATTCAAGCGACAAAGAAAGTCATGAACATCCAGCAATATTCCCCGAAAAGTTAGCAGAAGACCATATTTTAAGTTGGAGCAATGAAGGGGATATTATTTTAGACCCTTTTTCCGGTTCAGGAACGACTTGTAAAATGGCTAAAAAAAATAACAGAAAATATATTGGTATTGATATAAGTGAAGAGTACTGCAAATTAGCTGAAAGTATTATTGCAAAATATTAATTTTAAAAGGTGATATATTCACTTCTTCCTTTTTTATTTACTGTTAGATTTAACTGAATAGAAACCAATTTGGTTAAGAATTTATTAGTAAACCCAAACGCGCGTGTTTTGCTGTTTTTTGACCCATGAGGATGAATGTGTAAATACTTCTGTCCTCTTTGCGTAACAGCCTTTTCTACAATACACTTTTTAATCTTGTCAAAGTCTTCCTTAAATGTATTTGCGACATCAGTGTGTTTCTCAAATATATCATCTAGGTTATACAATACCACAGCCAACAGTTTTTTATTATAAATGCTTTCAATTGTATCATATTTAGTTTTATCATGTTGAAATGCAAATACAATTCCTGTTTGCATTTTTTTATAAAATTTAGTTTCTTTAATTGAATTTTTATCTGAAATCAAAGATATATTGTCTTCCTTGCTTGGGTCTCCAAAATTTGTTATCGTAAGCCTTTCTTTGGCATTTGAACCACCACAACAGCTTTTAAAATGTGTTGCTTTAATATCGCCGTATGGAGTATCTGAACAGGAATTGTTATTTGGCAAGTTTCCAAACAAATAAAACTCAACTATTTTACCAACAAGACCTTTATCCTTGACAGAAGTTACTTTAAACTTTTCCTCATTTTCATCGCAATATTCTTTCAATTCAGGACAAATCTTATGAATCTCATTAATTAATAGTCTTAAACTTGCATTACCATTCAAGTGCCTTATTTTTTCAGTGTTTTTATTTAATATATTAATATACTCCGGGTTCTCTCTTACTTCAGCAAGAGTTAATTGATTTGCAAGCTCTTGAGCCATTTCTTTCTTATTATACAAACTTAATACATACAGGGTTTTAATTCAATTTTTTAAATAAATATAAAATCCAAAGTATTATAAAATAGTAATAATGACAGAACTCAATTTAACTAGAATTAAGCGACTTCCTCTTGAATTAGAAGACATTATTAAGTCTTTTATACCAATAAGTGTACTTTTACTTTTAAATAAAGAGTCTTATGTTAAATATCACAAACACATTAAACAATTTATTTCAAAAAAACAGTATGATAATTACATTAGAGATATGCTTCGTAGAGACAACGACTTTGTATTTAGTTTTTTAATAAAAGAAAACCAAAAAATGTGGTTGAACATTCGCAAATATAAATACTCGGGCGCATCTTATGGTAACTATTTTTGTTTTATTGATAAATTTTGCGTTGATAACGAGTCAACAAAATGCCGCAACTTTTTGAAAGAATATTTGAATAAAACTGGTTTGTGTAAAAATCAGCATAAAAAGAATACTATTACAAATATAATATGGACCAATTAAATATCAACGAGGTTCTCAATAGACAACAAGAAGCCTTAAAAATGAAAGAAACTCTTAAAGAGTTTGAATTAAATAAACACAACTGTTTGTTTAAAAAGGGAATTTATGTTTATGGAGAACCTGGAACTGGTAAAACAACATTTGTTATGGACCTATTAAAAGAAATGAACTACGACATTGTTCGTTATGACGCTGGAGATATTCGCAATAAATCTATAATTGACACAATCACAAAGCACAACATGTCTGATAAAAATATTATGAGCATGTTTCATAAAAATGTTAAGAAAATTGCTATTGTTATGGATGAGATTGATGGCATGAATAATGGTGATAAAGGTGGAATTAACACTCTAATTAAATTGATAAGACCTAAAAAAACTAAAAAACAAAAGCTGGAAGAAGTTACATTAAACCCTATTATTTGCATTGGCAATTATCACATTGATAAAAAAATTAAGGAACTTATGAAGGTCTGTACCACGGTTGAATTGAAAATGCCATCAACGAATCAAATAACTACAATTATTAAAAAACTTATGCCCGCTATGGAAGAGCCATTACAACAAAATGTTGTTAAATATGTTCAGGCAGATTTAAGAAAATTGCAGTCTATTTATAATATTTATCAAAACAAAAATAGCATTCTTAAGAATGATATTATTCATAGCATGTTTCAAGTTAAAACGTATAATGATGACACAAAGAAAATAACTCAAAAATTAATTAATAATAATTATCACATTAATGACCATTTATCGGTTATGAATGAAACTGACAGAACAATTGTTGGATTGTTATGGCATGAAAATATTATTGACGTTTTAGGAAAAATGAAACCAGTGGCATCTATACCAGTTTATCTCAAATTACTTAATAATATGTGTTTTGCAGATTATATTGATAGGATAACATTTCAAAAACAGATTTGGCAGTTTAATGAAATGAGTTCCATTATTAAAACATTCAAAAATAATAAACTATATCACGACTCATTTAAAAAAAAACCAAAATACAATCCCCAAGAGGTAAGATTTACAAAAGTATTAACAAAATATTCAACTGAATACAATAACTCGCTATTTATTCAAAACTTGTGTCAGCAACTTGGTATGGATAAAAAGGATATTTTTTCGTTTTTCTTAGATTTAAAGAATAAATATGATGATAATGAGATTTCAGGTTTATTTGAGAATTATGAAATAACAAAATTGGATATTAACCGAATTTATAGATATATTGATAAATTTACCAAGGTTGATGCGGAAGATTGTGAGGAAGTTGCGGGTGGTGTAGATACTGATATTGATAATGATTAAAAAATGATTATAATATTGTTGTATCCCAGTCTTTATACAACCCACCCGCCGTTAAATCAACTTTATATTTTGAATAATTATTATAACCCTCATACGCTTCTAATGAGGCTATTTTTTCTTGTTCTGATACAATTGGGCTTGTTAATTTTTTTAGAAGCTTTAATTTATAAAAATAACAATTAAACCTATATATATCTTCCAGTGTGGCTGTCTCATATGCCGTTGGAATGGTCGTATTATTATTTATAGAAAATGATTCGTTTGCTGTAAAATATCTATGGTCACAACCATCAGTATTTTTATTCAATCTTGCGTTTAATACTGTTCTATAGAAAAATTGTCTTGAAACAAAAGAAAAAATCAATAAGTTGAATCTCATCTTATTGATTTATGATAAAAAAATTTTATACTGTTTGATTTTTATATTGTTTGAATTTTATATATTAGATGGGGTGGGTCTAACGAATAACAACATTCATGCGAGGCTTCTTCTCATCCTCGGCGAGAACTCGTGCCAACCTCTGCCTCAAAGACACAGAGTTCTTGATGGACTGGTCAACCACCCCACCAACATGCTTCTCAAACTGCTCGGCGGAATCGTAAAACAATAGTGGCGAATCAATTCCAAATTCGCCAGTGCACAACCTGGTCTTGAAATACATGTCCTCATTCTTGGACCCAACCTTGTGTCCATTATACTTTTCTCCAGTGACGGCATTCCTGATTGTTGCACCAGTGTCACCGCTGCCAAAGATGAGAAGCTTCTTTTTCTTCCCATCCGGCGCGCGATACTTGCGCACAAAGCACAACTTGTCGTCCTTGTGCATGTCAGCCATTGCCTCGTTCACTCTGTTCCTGTTATACGTGTGGACCGACATGTCGTCGGCCTCACTGAGGAACTCTTGCTCATAATCGTACTTGCTCATTGCTGCCGGTCTTTGTTGTTATCATCAATTTATTGGGTTATCTTTAAATCAATTTTTTTTCAAACACTTAAATAAAATATAAATAAAATCAAAATAAAATAAAAATAAAAAAACATTTAAATACTATTTACATCAGTTATTACCATTGATTTTTCTCTCATTTCGGTTTTTTCTTTTATTGATTTTTTTATTATTTCATTAATTTTATTTTCTAAATATTCAACTTTTGTTCTTAATGTATTGTTCTCCTGAAGTATAGTTTGCAACATTTGGCTTTGTTCTGACAATTTTTTTTCATAAGAAATTACTAAGTCCATTGGATTTGTATTCATTATATTTCTTTGTTGCTGTTGCATCATCTTTTGATGATTTTCAATAGCTTCCGTTCGCTTCTTTGTAAGTTCTTGTATTTGCTGATGAACCTCTGGCTTATATTCAGGTCTTCCTGGTTCATATTGTTCAAGAAAATTGTCAATTGAATTCATAAAAAAGGTTTTAATATCAGGTTCTTTTACAAAATCATCCACAGTCTTTTCAGATAAAGTAACATATGGATTTGGATTCTCCAACATTGTTTTTTTATCAAATGAATTATGAACATGAGAGAAAACCAAAATGCTCTTCATAGGGTCTAACTGAACAAAAGGTATTGTATATCCTTTCAAAAAAGCCTTTTCTTCTGCAAGAGCGGCATGGTCATCATATCGCGTTTGTTTTAATAGTTCTCTCCTGAATGCAAATGTTGCCGCGGTGGAATGATTGGGTCCATAAGGTCCACACTTATACATCTTGTGAATGTGTTTAAAATAAATATACATCTCACTAGAGCCAGCACAAAGAGCCTGTGGATTTTTTTGAAGAGTCTCTACCGCATGGGAAACTCTATCAGGTGGGTAATAATCATCATCATCCATATAAACAATTATATCACCTTTTGCTTTTTCGTGCATTAAATTTCTCTTCTTTCCCAAGTTCATTTTTTTATCATATTTAAAATACTTTACTTGAGGTATATGTTTTACCAAATCTTCTATCTTATCCGTTCCATCATCAATAATAATCCATTCCATTCTATCTTTTGGATAGTCTTGATTTTCAAAACACTTTATAATTACGGAATAAAATGGTCGCCGATTAAATGTTGGTGTGCAAATACTAACAAATGGCATTCGCTGATTTTTTTCTCCTTTTTTATCTTTTTCCATTGCCATAGTATAAGATATTAATAAATATAATATAACATACAAACTGTTTTTATATTATATTTTTGTTATTATACTAGAAAGGTTTTGTTTATTTTTTTGCGCGTTTTGCTCCGCCAAACAAATTTTCTATTTTTTCAATCATTGATGGTTCAGGCTGTGGAACTACTTTTGGAATGCATATTTTTTCAGCCTGAACAAAATCACCCAATCCAAATGATGAATGGTCATTAGCTTTTGGTGTATACTGGTGATATACTGATGAAAAGAAGTATAAAATAACGCATGCAACAACCGCTACAAGTGCTGCATAACCTCCAAAGTTACCACTTGCTGATGAAACTATATATAAAGATATCAAAATCATAATAATGTTCATCTTAAATTTTAATACATTTTTTATGGTTTCAAGAACACCATAAGATTTTCCAGTTTGAGAATTTTTTGATTTCATAAAAAGTGGGAATACAGTACAAAATAAAGATATTAACCCTGCCACAATTGGAATTATAAGACCTAAGCCAATTGTAAAAAACAATATACAGAAGATGAAGATATATAAGAGCGCCCACCCCCAATGAAATAATCCCCACATGTCTCCATCTTTCCAAATTGTTTCATTTTTAGACTCACCTTTTTCACTGAACAATAGATGAATATTGTAAAACCATAGGATAATAAAATAAATTGTATTGATTAAACTGGTTATTATTCCAGTAAAGAACAAAATGTATGGTGACAACAGTATTATCCAAGTTTCAGTTAATATGGAATTCATAAAATTATTAATGTTATTAGTAACCGTAAAATTGCAAGCAATTAATTGTTGCAATGTTGATGCAATGTATAATTTGTATACATTGGAATTTGGTTGGTTTATCCACTTGTGCAATATTCCTAGAGTATTATTTATAGTCTTAAAATTTTCTTCTAATGGAAATTCTATTTTAGTTGACCAAACTCCTTTATCAGTTTTAACAACATTTATGTCAATTGGTATTTCTTTAATGGGTGGAACTATATCTGTATAGGGAGAAAATGACAAGCAAGTTGGTAAAATATTAGTTTGAGCTACTCTGTAAGAATATAAGCCCAAAGACCCGATTAAAATAAGAATACCAAATACAATTAACTGATATAAAATGCCTAGAAAGAATTTTAATAAATCTTGTTTCGGGTCAGGTGTCTGTTGTTTTTTTTTATCATCTATCGCTGAGGTATCTGACATACTATAATAAAATGATATAAAAATTTATTTAATAAATTGCTAAAATGGGAGTGTTTAATTATAACAATACAAATTATTATCTAATTTAAGTATATAGCTAATTATGGATAAAAAAAAAGTATTATTTTGGTCATTTGTAGTATTACTATTATTTATTGGTGTACTTCAATGGGGGGATTATTTAATAAAAGGGGGTTATGTTGTTGAATATTTTTCAAATAGTCTTGACATTGATACTGGTGGGCCATCAACAAACCACACGGTTAATTTGCCATTGACAGATAAATTGAGCTGTCAAAATATGTGTGGTCCAAACAATAGGTGTTCTTTAACTGGAGAGCAATGTAGTGCGGATATTGATTGTTTTGGTTGCAATCCAGAAACTAAAAGATTTGTACACGACGAGATAAAGCGTGATGATGTAGATATTCGCGGACAAAATGATGCTGGTAAATTAACAAATGGAGAAACCCCAACATACTCTGTTTTAACAACTGACATTGGAACAAAAGCTAAACTAATTAATAAACCCGACGCCATTTCACCTCAATATTTTCAAGGCGTAAATACTTGGAAGGATACATTTGATGAACAGATGGAGTTGTATGATAAAAGATATACTCCAACTGCGTCATATTTTACGCCAAATTATCCTTCAAGAAAAACATTATCTGGTGAATTTACGGATAATGGTCCATTGGCATCAAATGCATTTTTATAAAATATAACTAATAAAAATAGTTAGTTATATTTATTTTGATTTTGATATTTCTGCTTTATCAATAACCGATTCTTTGGCAACATTCCTAATAATTTTATTATAATGCTGTTCATCTTCTTCTTTTGTTGAGCCACCCATAGAATGAATAACAATTTGGTGGTAATCCAGGTGTCTTTGAGAATCATAATCATCTGATTCGGGGTTATTTTTTCTCCATTCATTGATTTGTTTGAAATTTTTGGCGGCTATGTATTTTATGGCCGTTTTCATTTTATTCTTGTCATCGTTGTCTTTCTCCCAAGCGTCTTTGTCCTTTACATATAAAACTTCTCTTTTCAAGTCACTACAATGAACGGGGCGTTTAAAAATATCAAGTTGTTTAAGACCTCTAATAAAAAGTTTTGAAATTCCTTCAGTGTATCCTAAGCGACCAACCATATCCAAATCGGTTGTATTTAATTGGAGTTGGTTAATGAAATCCATAATATTGAGAGCATCTTTGCATTGTTCATTCAAGAAGAATTGAAGATTAAAGTTGTTTGTGTTATTAGTAGTATTATTAATTATTTTTCCTTCTTTTGCCATTTCTATCATTTTATTATTTTGTTCAATAATCAAGTCTTTGAATTCTTGGTTTTGTTTTATTAGTTCCATATTCTGGTTTAATAAGAGCGCAACAATTGAATTAGGTTGTTGAGAATTGTCGGTAATAGTTGTTGAACTTTCTTTGGCGCATTTTTTGCCATGTTTCCATAAGCCAGAGCTTGATGTATATTTTTTACCACACTGGCAACTGTATGTTGGCGTTTTTTTTATTTCCGTAGTTTCCAAATTATTTCCAATGAGACGATGAGCATGTTTTTTGGTGTTAGTGTGTCTCATCCAATCACACAACTTGCTGCATTTAAAGTCACAACATTTGCAATAAAAATCGGCGTTTTTTGGCGTTAAATTTGTTTCCGGTATTTCCATATATTGGAAATAGAAAAAACGCCTAAACCCTTTTCCCCAAAAATATATAAAAATTTATGGTAACACAATTTTTCCTGAATTTTTGAAAATAAGAGCAGTATGGTTTAAAATCACTTTTAGGAAATTTCGAGTTTGGTAAAGTCCCAGGGTTTTCAGAAATTGGACATTTTTTTTGTCCATTTTTCATTTTCTCGAACACTTTTGCCAAACAAGAAAATCCTGAAAATAGATATTATCTTTAAAGTAACTTAAAGAAAATGAACAAACTAATTTATAAATTTTTGCACAAGTATTTATTGCAGATTTTGTCATTGCTAACATTGACAATCGTTGATTTTTTATGTTTTGCTATCAAATTGTTATTAGTAAATTTCTTTTTTGCTTGTACTACAATCACAATATATTACAGTAATAACTTGAGCTTAATTTTGGCTTAAAATCATTGACAATCATTGCCAAAAATAGCAATGGAAAATCTGCCTAATTCTTTTCCCCAGAAATAGATATTATCTTTAAAGTAACTTAAAGAAAAATGACAGCGGGGCTTTAAGTTGTTTTGGTAAAATATATATAAGCTCGCCCAAAAAAAATATGTAGGTAATATATGGAGTCTAATACTGAATCTTTAACGGGGTCTATAACTTTAATAAAAGAATCTAATATTACAAATTCTTTAATTGCAGATAATAACATAGAAAGACAAATAGTCGTTCATGGAAAAACATATAATTTAGAATGTATTATTGAAATTCCACTTGACAAAAATATGGTTGGTGGGGTTGCTCCTAGAATTATAAACAATTCATTTATACCGTTTGTATATCAAATTATAGGCGAACTAATGATAGCCGGGCAGGATGTTGCCGCAAGAACAAATGATTTATCTAATGCCATTCAGGCTAACTTAAATGCTCCTGGTGGAGGCGCTAACATTACAGTTAGAGTAAACAGAAACGCAGACCGCATGTGTTTAAACATTTATACGGCACCCGGCGTTCAAAACTCCCACCTCTCCCTCTGGGTTAACAGGCAAGGAAATTTTCAGTCAGGTATTGATGCTGCGGGAAATTACATTCCAGGGTGTACACATTTTAAACTTGATATAGGAGGAGGAGGAGCAGGGGGTGGTCCTGGAGGAAATCCGGCAGAAACCGTAGGTTTTTTATGGAGTATAAATATCAATGAACATCCACATCCACCATATTGGTATTTTAGTTGTACCAAAGTTCCAAATCCTTTAAATGCAGCATTAATAGCAAACCCCTTTACACAGGCTGTTTTAGATGGTTTAAATGAATGTTTAAGAAGGACCCCTGTAACTTTTCCAGCCCAGCAAGCAGCCAATGTAAGAGCAGTTTTGCAGCCAATGAGAAATGAACTACGAGTAGCCCAGCAAGCAGCCGCAGCAGCCCAGCAAGCAGCAGCAGCAGCAGCAGCAGCCCAGCAAGCAGCCGCAGCAGCCCCAGCAGCAGCCCCAGCAGCAGCCCCAGCAGCAGCCCCAGCAGCAGCCCCAGCAGCAGCCCCAGCAGCAGCACCAGCAGGAGGAGCAGCTAATGGGCTTAATTCAAGTACTAAACCTTTTACTCCAAAAGGAGGAAAATCATCAAAAAAACAAAGGAAAACTAAAAAAACAAAAAAATCAAAGAAATCAAAAAAAACAAGAAAACACAAAAGACGATAAGGTTTTTATATTATACTCTAAATAGCATAATATAAGATAAAATATACAATTTATGTCGCATACATGAGACCACAATTGCCACCAACAAAAGTTATCATGTTTATTCTCTCTTCAAACAAAGTTAAATCAAAATTATAGTTGTAAATTCTCCAAGTTGGCTTGTTAATACCAATAATATTCTTATTTGCTGGGTCACAAATTGCCAAAGATTGTGCATACGGGTCTACCGTTGGAATAATAGTCGTAAATTCCAACTCAATAGTAGTAAACCGACTCATGTTAATTGCTCCAGAAGGTTGTGTGTCTAATGGCGAATTTGTCATACCAAAGCTATAAAAATAAACACCATCCGGCAAATAACTACCAGTCCTTAACCATTTTTCAATATAATTATAGACACCATTGGGTTGGTCATTCTCCCTATAAGAACCGTCCAATAAAATTCCCATAGCCGTTAATATACCACTCTGGTTTTCCAAGTTGAAATTTCCAGTAACATACCAACCAGTTAAATCACCATTTGCATTTACGCCTGGACCAATAGTTGTTGTTGTTGTTGTGCCATCAGGATTTACACGTGTAATTGGAAAGAAACCAGTTGTTGGCGCAGGCGTAATGTCATATGGCAAATAATTATAAGGCCAGTTAGAATAATTTGACCATTCATTGCGCAAATTTGCATCACTTCTCTGGAAATAAAACATATAATTGGAAACCATACCCAAAGAATCCAATTGCACTTTGTTTGTACCAGTAACATTATAAAACTTTTGCTGTCTTACTTGTTTAAATAAATATTTTTGTTCTTGAAGCGCAAACAATCTGGACTCTTCATTTGAAAGAAAACAATAAGTACAATTTAAATGAATGTCGGCATTCCAAAGAGTACGAGTATCCGTATAGTCATCTATTGCCAACGCTACAGATGGTGGAGTCTGCAAAAACCTATAAAATTGCATATACCATTGATTGAAGTTGGGAGCAACATACGGATAATTATTTTCGCTGTCAAATACATCGCGAATGCGGAACAATTCTTGAATGGGCCTCATTGTAACATTAATCTGCAACTCATTGTATTGAAGCGCAACAAGCGGGAATGCCATTTGAGTTTTATAACTGAACCAACTACCAATGGGTATGTATAAAATTCTACCACGAATGGACGGTTCAGCACTAGCAGTATCTCCAGCATAATATGCGTTGGGATATGAGTTAACGCGCGCACCAGAGTTTGCAGGGTCGTTCAACGCAGGAGTATTTCCAGTCATGTTATCAAACAAAAGCTTTTTAGCTCCCGGAAATTCTCTCTCTACCAATAGTCTAATGTAATCTCCCGAGTATTCTTGCAATGTTTGATTTCCACAAGTAATAGTAATGCGAGATATCATTAAAGCACCCAAATTTTCAATCCATTTGAATCCATATGGAACCCAAACACCACTGTTATTCATTTGAGACATTTCATCTGTATTAGGAGGCATAATTGGACTCCAAATATTAGGCAATTCAACACTTAAATAACAATCCATTAATAAATCGGCATACCTCGGTATTTTAAAAGTAAAATTGGATTCTTCCGCCAAACGCAATGTTTTTGCTCCTTCAAAATCAACACGAAATTTTTGCATGCCAAAATTTGTATAGCGAGCATACGTAGCTTTAAAAAAGGTTTTTGATGGGTTTCCATTTAATATAATATTTTGTTGGCCTTCACTAACTAATTGCATTAATCCTCCTGCCATGATTTAGATATATTATACAGATAAATTATATTTTTAACTATTTTGATTGTTTAATTATTATATTTTAAAATCAGTATAATATAATAGACAGACATGGATGCAACTAGTAAAACAACAAATATGACGGATATGATTAAAAATCTTAAGGAAAATTTTGTTACTTACATGTTATTTAGCATGATAATACTATTTATAATTATTGTCTTATGGTATTACTTTTATATGAGAAATCTATTAAGTCGCGAATGCTCAGCAATGGATAGTATTTTTTCTACATTAGATGGGTCTATAACGTCTTTAAATTCAAGTGACCCCAATTGCAAATACACATTTAAAGACTACTATATTAAAACAGCTTATAATTGCTGCAGCCCAGGAACATATAAAAATGATTATGTTTCAACGTGCGCCCTAAAAGATGTATTGAAACAAGGAGTTCGTGGATTAGACTTTGAAGTTTTTTCAATTGGTGACCAACCCGTAGTTGCAACCTCTACAGTTGACAGCAATTATATTAAGGAAACTTATAACTTTGTTGCATTCTCAGATGTAATGAATGTTATTACAAATTATGCATTTGCTACAAGCACTGCACCAAACCCCCAAGACCCGATTATTCTACATATACGCTTTAAAAGCTCAAATCAAAAAATGTACCAGAATTTTGCCAACTTGTTGAAGAATTACGAACAATTCTTCCTAGGTCCAGCTTATAGTTTTGAAGAGAACGGGACAAACTTTGGAAATACTCCTTTAATGGATTTAACAAAAAAGAGGACCATTGTTTTAATTGTTGACAAGTCTAACAACTCATTTATGGACTGTCGCGATTTTTATGAATATGTTAACATGACAAGCAACTCAATTTTTATGCGCGCGTTACATTATTATGATGTTAAAAATACGCCAGATTTATCAGAGTTGCAAGAATTTAACAAACAAAATATGAGTATATCTATGCCCGATGTTGGAAACGACCCACCAAATCCCAGTGCTATAGTTTGCAGAGAAACTGGTTGTCAAATGATTGCAATGATGTATCAAAAGAATGATGTAAATTTACAAGAGAATAATGCCTTTTTTGATAAATCAGCTTATGCGTTCTGTTTGAAACCTGAAAAGTTAAGATATATTCCTGTAATTGTTAAAACCCCTCCTCCACAAAACCCGGCTCTTTCTTTCCAAACAAGAAGCGTTAAGAGCGATTATTATGCTTTTAATATTTAAGAACTTAAACATAAAAATAAAAACTCTTTAAAATTGCAATGAACTATATTTATATTCACGTATGTTGTATTAACAACTATAAAGAAGTTTTTAACAATTTGATATATTGCATTAAAAATAGCGGATTATATCAAAATATAGAAGAAATTAGATGTTGTGTTTTAGGTGATTATGATAATACTATGTTTGCTGATGAAAAAATAAAAATAGTGGCAGAAAATACCAATATTTTTTTATATGAGCAGTTTACCATTAATAAATTGCATAATGATTGTAAAACTGAAACTTTTAATGTGTTATATCTTCACACAAAAGGAATAACTAGACCCGAAAATATGGCTGTAAAGAGTTGGGTTGATTATTTATGCTATTTTAATATTTATAATTATGCAAAATGTTTAGAATTGTTAAAGGAAAATGACACAGTTGGTGTAAATTTATACGACTATCCCCAAATGCACTATTCAGGAAATTTTTGGTGGTCAAAATCATCTTATATAAATAAATTAAATCCGTGCATTTACGAATGTTATAATAGCCCTGAATTTTGGTTAACTTGCAATAAAAATGGAAAATATATTAGCCTCTGGTCATCTGGTTTAGACCATTATTATCAAATATATTCAAAAGAAGAATATGAAAATAAGTCCTTTAATATTACGGAATTCTCTCCAAAGGCATAAAAAATAAAATAATACAATAATATATTAACATGCCAAAAACGCGTAAAAATAGACAACAAGCAAAAAAACTAACAATTTGTAAAAGTAGGTATGCCTTGTGCACTTCAGCTCCTTGTAAGTCTATAAAGAACAGACCTGGAAAAACTAGCTGCAAATGCACAATAGAAAATGGTTATAATTTTGCCACAAGACCTTGCAATACCCTTAAGGCGCACAAAACTAGGTCTGGAACTCGTCGCATTTACTCAACATTCTCAATTAATGAGATGCATGATGGCAAAAGAATAACAGAATGCCCTAAGAAATACGAGTGGTCTGATTGTTTGAACCACATATGTGTTGTTGACCCGAAGAATTCCAAAAAGGCAATATGTGAGTGCACATTAAAAAAATCCAATAAGGATTGGTTTACAATGGGTGCAAACAATCACAAAAAATTTTGCGGCAAAAGCAAATGGTCTGGTGCGCACAAGAAAGATTTTTACAATACGCGAAAATTCTGGAATGGTTATTTTGCAAAGAAGACGCACAAAGACGGCAAAATTATTGGAAACCCTAAGGGCTTTATAAATAAATTAAAGTAATAAGACTATTAAATTAGACTAAAAGTTTTTAATTTTTATTACCAATAAAAATTGAAATAGAAAAATTATTTGAACAATTTTAAAAACAAACCAATAACGCAACCATGAATATCTATCAGTTGGGGCAACATTTATACCAAGGGGAAGACGAGTCAACTCTACTGGAAGATAAAATTCACAGAGAATATGAAGATTACTCAATTCAAAACTATGGGAATTTTGTATTTAAGCAAAAAACCTCCACGAATATGGATAAACTTTGGCGCATATTTCACGAAAATCAAGATTATCCAGAATTGTATATGGGAATGGTAGATAAAATGGCTCGTTGCAAATGCATGATAACGGGAAAAGACGAGTGGCACAATATAAATCTGTTTTCTGACATTTCAACAAATCCTCTGTCAAATGGCGACCGCATTACTTTAAAAAGAGTCGTAAAAAATAAAATGTACCATATTGACTGCATTTTCATTAAATGGGAAAAAGAAACTTTTTATGAATGGAAAATGACGAGTGGAAATGTTTTGCAGCTTAGACAGCAATATGTTGATGGTCTTTTGCCAAAAGATAAACGATATCTTAAAATGTCAACCTAAATAAAAAAAAACAACAATGCGAGTACAAACTGACAAAAAATTATTCTTTTTTCTTTTGATAATATAAGATTACTAAATGAAAAATATATGCGATAAAACAATGAGTTTCCAAGAATGTGAATTGGCGATATTAAGGAGCGCTATAGATAAAGCCGAAGAGCGTTCTGGAAGAGCTGTAGCTAATTCAACAGAAGTAAAAAAAATAATTAATATAGTGGAAAACTTTATCCGTAGAAAAAAGGTTATTTGTTATGGTGGAACTGCAATTAATAACATTTTGCCGAAACAAGACCAATTTTATAATACCGAAGTAGAAATACCAGATTATGATTTTTTCTCTCCTAATGCGTTAAATGATAGCAAGGAATTAACAGATGACTATGTGAATGCTGGATTTTTAGAAGTAGAAGCCAAATCTGGACAACACAAGGGAACATATAAAGTATTTGTTAATTTTATTCCAGTTGCTGACATAACCTTTTTACACAAGGAGATATACAAATCAGTAAGAAAAGAGGCAATTAAGGTGGATGGAATTTTATACGCGCCGCCAAATTATTTAAGAATGTCCATGTATTTAGAACTTTCAAGACCGGCGGGAGATGTTTCAAGGTGGGAGAAAGTTTTAAAGCGTTTAACACTTCTTAATAATAATTATCCTTTAAAATCTAAACATTGCGATGAAATAGAACCTTTCCAGAGAGAAATGATAAATAAAGAAGATGAAGATAAAATATTTGAAATAACTAGAAATTCATTTATAAATCAAGGAGTTGTGTTTTTTGGAGGTTATGCAATTTCTCTCTATCTTCACTATATGCCAAGACATTTACACAAGAAGCTAGAAAAGATTCCTGATTTTGATGTTTTGTCAGAAGACCCAAAAAAGACGGCCGAAATTTTAAAGGAGCGTTTAAAAGATGCCGGATATAAAACAGTTAAAATTATAAAACGCAAAGAAATTGGAGAAATTGTTGCACCACATTATCAAATAATGGTTGGGGCGGATACAATTGCGTTTATTTATAAACCAATTGCGTGTCACAGTTATAATGTTATTACGGTTGATAAACATCCAGTAAAGATAGCAACAATTGATACTATGTTGAGTTTTTATTTAGCATTCTTATATTCAGACCGCAATTATTATGATACAGAGAGAATAGTTTGCATGGCGCAATTCTTATTTGAAGTACAACAAAAGAATCGTTTGCAGCAAAAGGGTCTTCTAAGAAGATTCAGTATAAGTTGTTATGGACATCAAGAAACGGTGGAAGAAATGAGAGCTGAAAAAGCGGAAAAGTTTAAAGAATTAAAGGACAATAAAAAAAAACAAAGTACAGAATATGAAGAGTGGTTCTTGCGTTATAGACCAGCCGATGACCTTTCTCTCAAAGAAAAGAAGAAGCAAGAGAGAAAGTTGAAGAAATCTAAAACGGCAAATAATAAAATAAAGAAAAGCGAAACAAAAAAGCGTGGTCGCGGAGGTTTATTTTTTTAATGGAAACATTCTTTAAAAGCAATAATAATCAATAAAAACCACATATAACTCCATTATTATTTTTGATATTATTTTAAAAATAATATGCTCATAAAGTTCATTGGGTATGTATTGTTTCAAATAATATACCATATAAACTGTGTAGTATATAGCTCGTTCAATCATCCACTTTAAAACGCGATTATGAAACGTTTGATAAAACGACCAATTGTTAACATAACTGCACATTTGTGTGCTATTCTGTTTAATATAAAACAAATGTATCTCCAAAAGTCCGGCCAATACCCTGTGAAAATTTGTTTTTTCATTTTTAACTGATAACAAGTGTCCTATTTTATCAGTGCTAAACAAATCTAAATACAGTGTTTTTCTATTAGTTTTTGTGGGTAAAATATAAGGATTTACGCCGTCAAAAAATTTATTATTACAAACAGCGCTTCCATTTATGATAAATGGAACAAAACAAGACCGATATATAGTTTCAAATAATTCATCTATGCTCTTGTATTTACTTTTAACAATTTTTTTCCCTTTCTTAATATCGTGGTAAGTAATAAAGAATTTTCCATTTATGTCAGTTAAAAGTGCATCAGGGTCTAAGACGCGCACGCGAATTTTATCAATACAAATATTTAATTTGGCCAAGTTGTGATGTTCTTTAAATTGTTTTAGAATTATATTATATATCTCGGTCATCATATCCAACGCATCCATCTTATATAACAGAGCACTAACCGAGCCAATACTACAACAAGATATTTTTTGTATTTTTATGTATTTTTTATTTTCCATTTCTCTCAAGAAATAAAGAGCTCCTATCAAATAACTTCCGTTAAATATTCCCCCGTCTAATATTAAATTTATGTCTTCTTTTGTTTTTTTTTTCGGTAGATTTTTCATAAGATTTTTAATATAACTTTGTATAATATGCATGTATCTCTCGGTTCTTATAAAACTTATACAACAAATATACAAAAATATAACGAGTTTTGCTTATAACAATTTAAAACAATAGTTCAAAATAGTTATATATTATAAAAATGTCATCTCTTGCAAATGATTTATGCGCTTTTTATTGTTTATCTTATAAAAATGAAGAGAGAAAAACGGCTTTATCGCAAAGATTCTCTCAGTTAAATATTAATGTTGACTTTTATGACGGCGTCGGGTTTGACGACCCAAGGTTAAGTATTTTAAAGGAAAATGAAGGTGGAACAAAAAAGCCATGGTCTTGCATGTATGGACACCTAGATATGATAAATAAATTTTTAAATGAAACTGATAAAGAATATGGTATTTTTTGCGAAGATGATATTTATTTGGATAAGAACCTAGCAAATGATATTCCTAGACTTGTTAAAGACTTTAAAACAATGGAGTTAGATGTTTTGCTGCTTGGCTATTTAATACCATATAAGATTGAGGGATACTATCATGGATTTAGTATTAAACGAGATTTTTCTAATAGAACTCGTAAATATCATGATTATCCATATGATTTGTGGGGAGCTCAAATGTATATGTTGTCCAGAACTCAAGCAAAAACATTATTAGAAAAATATTATAATGGTTATGCTGAACAATCATTAAATCCTGAATTAAATGTAAATATGCCCCCATTTAGCTCTGATTGGACTATAACAAAAGATGGCAATAAAGCGCTTGTCTATCCAATGTATGCAACAGAAGATGGAAAAACAGTTATAGACCATGAAGGACAACGTAATTTTCACGAGAGTTGTTTTTATCACAATTACAATCCAGAACAATTTATTTAAAAACATAATTAAAATTTCTCATTCTGCATTAACCTATCAATAAAGTCGCGCGGACTATCTTTATTCATGACATAACAATTAATTATTTCTGCAGGAGAATAGAATTTATCCTTAACCTTTTTGAGTTTTCTCTCATCAATATTCACATTATAATATCGTTTATACATTTCCCGAATGATATTATGAGAAGCATTATCCAATTTAAGTGTTATGTCTATGCGACCTGGTCTAATTAGTGCGGGGTCTAACATGTCATAATGATTGCTACTAATTCCCAAGATTCTTCCCGGGGTTTCTTTAAGCCCATCCCACAAATTTAATATATCGTCCAAAGTAATCGGGTCATCTTCCGTAGATTTTGTCACCGCAGTTAAAAGCTTATTTTGCTCATCACTTGCGTCAACAAAAGTTTGAATTACATCTGCCACATTAACCGACGCAGTTGGAGATAATGAGTTTAAATTCAACTTTTTCCCAATGTTAGTTCCTGCTCTATCCTTTTTATTTTCTCTCTTCCACACAATCTCACCAAGACAATCTATGTCTTCAATAATAATAATTTTTTTATCAAACCCAACACCGTGTTTCTTATTGTTTGAGTTGTATCTATCCTCAAAAAAGAAATCATCCAATTGTCGTCTTGTCTTTATTAATTTCAACGAGAGAACAATTAAATGTCGTCCAGTCATATTTGCCAAACATTTGAAAAATGACGTTTTTCCAGTTCCTGGAGGACCATGCAATCCAATCCCGAGAGAATAAGGAATTCCCATTTCATAATACCATTCTTTGTTATCAAGAAAAAATTGAATTTTATCTACTATTTGTTTTTGATTTTCAAAAAACATATTATTAAACGTGCGCGTGCTATCAAACGGATATTCTGCCCAACATTCATATTTGTAATCTTCGTATTTTGTTTTTATTAAAGTATAAACAAACTTTTGACTATTACGACTTTTTTCAATAGCTTTTGTATAGGTTTTTGTTAAGTTGGTAACATAATTTTTAATACCACATGTATTCGTTTCATACGAGTAAAGTGTCAATGTAATTTTGTCAGTTTTAGTTGTTTGCTTGTCTTTTTCGCCGCCACCCGAATCTTCAGTGTAAAAATCTGCAATGGCATATATTTTAAGTTCTTTATTATATAAAAATGGTTTCCTTTGAGAAACTATATACATATCAGATTCATCGTCGTCATCATTTTTGTCGCGAAATTTATCCATTGCTATATAAAGTTCTTTTAACTCACGAATAGATTCAATATTATCCATTTTTATAACAATATCAGACCACAAAGCTTTGCAAGCATTGGTAAAACAAGAAGATACTACTGGATAAAGATTATAAGTGCCAATGCTAGAACATCTTTTGCCTTCATATGTGATTGAATATTTTTTATAGAATAAACTCTTAATAGTGTCGTGAATATCTACATTCCATGGTCTATTAAATACGTTATTTTCGTATAGGAGTTTTACAAGATAACTTATTACTATAAATCCAATTGTTGAAAAAATGGCATCAAACAGTTGATTCCCAGTTTTCATTCGTTGAAAGAGAGAAATTTTTATAGAATCGTTAAATGTAGTTTGTAACATATCTGTTAAATCAAAACCAGGAGGCATTCAATATATTAAATCATAAGTTAGGTTTAATATATTTTAACAGATATGTTACAAACTACGTATTTTTAATTATGACGTGTAAAACACGCGCTTCAACTTGTATTCTCTCATACACTTGCTAAGAAAACACGCACATTTTGCACATGGTTTTGAATTAACATAGGCACCATTATTTTGTCCCCTACCAAATTTCATAATATACATATCCGCATCTTTCATCTTATTATAATTTCCAAGTGACCGTATAACGTTTTCTTCTGCATGCAAGTTTCTATCTGTGTGAAGATAAGTGTTATAATAACTCTTACTAGTTTCTTGACGATAACCAATGCGATTTACCGCACTGGCTATAATTTTTCCTCTTAAAACAATAACGGCGACATGTGCAATTACGTTAGCTATCCGGAATCGTTCAAACCGTTTGTCATATTTGATTTCATCTAACACTCTGGTTATATCTGAATTGGGCATGAAGCTATTTTTACATCGCATTATATTTTTATATCTGTTTCATACAAATTTCTTTAAAAGTCGGCTTTAAGAGCAGCTATAACACCATTTTGTAAGGCTATTGCATTATTTAATGAAGATATTGCTTCATTCTGTGCATTAATTATTTCATTCTTTTTTGAAATTAATTGGTCTTTTTCGCGAATCATAGAAATAAGAAATTCAACATAGTTTGTTAATGTTACTAATAATCTAGTCATTATATCTTCTTCAACTAAACTCATAACTATAACTATATTATATGATGCTTTTATATTAAGTTTGTAAAAAAATTGATAGAAATGTTATTCCACATTATTGTTTTAACTTGCAATAAAAAACATGATAAAAGCGTTTTGTTCATATCTATCAAAGCGAAAACTTAGGCGACAAATAATAAATAAAAAAGCAAATCTTAATGCTCTTTTGGAAGCAGATTTGTCTTATATGAATTTATCCGGAATTGATATTAGAGGGGCAAAAATGTGTGCGTCAAATTTAAAAAAAACTGTATTTAAAAATACTGTATTACAGGGAGCCGTTATTAATTCAACAAATTTATCCGGGGCAAACTTATCCGGGGCAAATTTAAGCTTTGTCAACTTTTCAGGCTCCGATTTACGCGGGGCAAATCTTAAAGGTGCAAATTTATACAAGGTAAATTTTACTGGTGCAAATTTGTCTTATGCCAATTTTACCGATGCAAAAATTGATAATACTACAAATTTTACAAATGCAATTATGATTAATGTAATTATAGACATTAACAGATTAAATATGGCCATTACAGTTGGTGCCGACATACAACACATGAATGTATATGACCAAGTATTGCATAGTTTAAGTTTTAAATCATACCGTCATTTAAACCCTGAAAAAATTGTGCCAGTTACTTTTTAAAATCGGCTGAAATGAGTCATAACTTTGGACAAAAAGTAATACAACAATCCAAAAAGAGCGCTGGTAAAAACAAAACCATACAGGTTTATATTGCCATCCTTGGAAAACAATGCGGGAAAAAACCGATATAAATAACGCTTGAAAATTGGAAGTTGAAACAAGAAATACAATACAGCAATTAGAAGAGGAATTTGAATTTCGTCGTATAATTGGTCCAAACTATCACCATATTGTTCTTTTTTATTGTAATTGTGAACTATGTCCTCATTATCCTCTTCTTCTGTAATGTAATCTTTTGTAGATTCAGTAGGAATATAATTGGCTTGAACTTGTGGGTCGTGCATAATAGATTCTGTGTTGCGTGGAATATCTCTAGACGGCAATTGGGTTGCTCCAGTAGAGCTAGCTTGTTGCAAACCATTAACAATTTGTTGAATAGTTGTTTGGTCTAAAGAAACGCCTCCTGGAGGTCCAGACCCAGGTCCAGGTCCAGGTCCAATTTTTTCATTTACTGACAATGTGACATTTCCGCCAATGCTTCCCCCACCCACTGGGTCAGTTGGCAAATCCATTATACTTGTTGAATCAGAAGACATATAATTATTACAAAGAATGATGATTTATAATAATTACGCAAATTCACGATACTTATATTTACACATGTACTTCCTTTTTCTTAGCATCGCATTTTGTTGTAATCGGTGTAAATTTATAACATTTTCCTTGATGTTTATAAATTTTATCTTCTATATCTTCTAACGGAGGAGCTTTCATTATTAAACAATTTTTACCATTGCAAACAGTTCTAAATAATGTCGCCAATCCAAATCCCAATATAATAGACATAAGGTATTTACCACTTTCTGTGTGAACAAATCTGCTTAAATGCATTTATATATTGTATAGTTAATATAAAATATATAAACAAAGTTAATCTTCTGTTTTTCCAGTTTGAACAGGTATTGTTTTTATTTTTGAGGAATCAGCAGGACATTTTACTTCATTTGCCTCATATACAAAACAATTGTCAGCGTTGTCTTTATATTGTATTTTTCCAGTATTTTCAGGCGTAGGATAAACATAAATAGTTTTAAGTTCAGGTCCCCACACGTAGACAAAGAAGAGGCCAATTGCTAAACTAATAATGAAGACAGGTATGTTGATAAATTTCGTGAGCATTTTATCTTATATTTAGTGTATATATTTTTTTAAAAGCTAAAATAATTTGTTTCTCAACCTTGTCCAGCAGTTACTTTATATGTTTCGCCGGTTTTTTCATTTTTAGCAATCAATTCACCTTTAACTAGCTCTATTTTAAGTCCCAACCGATTGGCTTCTGTTGCAGCAATTGTTCCATCTGAAAGTAAATTGGGATGGATTTTAATTTTTGGTAGAGGTGGTTCATCGTCCGAGTCAGAGACTGAAACATCAGATTCATCTGGTTCTTCCTCTTCTTGGACTTTCAATTGAGGCTTTAACTTGAATTTTTCAAGCCTTGTAGCATCTTCTTCATCGTCTTTCGTAATAATTGGTTTTGCTTTAATATCAGGAATAGCCTCAGTAAAAGCAACAGTCTTTGCAGGCTTTCTTTTTTCCTTTTCTACGCCAATTTTAAAAGAAACAACCCTTTGACCATTACTCATCAAATCCCATTCCAAGTTTTCATTTGTAATAGATAATTGAATTAAATGAAATGTGTTGTCATCTTCATTATATTCAACACCATTATACGCGTATTTTTTATTCATAATTTCAGTGGCACGTGGTTGCATAGTATTTGTATACAACTCAACTGCATCAATAATTAATTGTGTATTTTGCGTAGAGTTGTATTGTTTAATCATTAAATTAAAGTTATCCAAGTTATTATAAAACTCTAATTGTAGTTTTTCAAGTTCGGCTTTTTTTTCTTCGTTGTCAACTACATTTAAATAAGTTTGCAATGTGAATTCATAAACTTTTGTAAATTCTGTAACTTGTTCTTTTAATTTATCAAACCTTCCAACAGCTTCTTGAGCACTAATATAACCAAATAATAAATCATTTTTATCAATAATAACTTCTCGTTTGTATTCATCAAGCGTGCTCTCATCGTTGTGAAGGTCCTCTTGTATATTTTGAACAAGTCCCAAGTTAATATTTATATTAAATGGACAGGGCTGTTTTCTATCACCACACAATGCAATTAAATGTCTTCCATCTTCTTGATTTTTAGTAGAAAAAATAGACCCGACTGGTCTCCGGCAGTTAATGCATTTTGGTTTAAGTTTCATGTATTCGGCTCGTTTTTCTCTCCAACTTAAGCCCTCTAATTTAATAATTTGTGTCTTATCTTTTTTAAGATTGCTTTCATACTTATCTTTATACCTATAATATTGGTCTAAACTTTCAATAAATTTTCTTTTTTCTGCGTCTTTTTTCTCATCTTCTTTGCTCATTCTGTAGTTTATATCCTATATATATATTTATTTATTTATTTTTCTGTGAATAACATCATATTCTGTTTCCCAGTGAGGAAGTCCTGTAATTAATTCTTGATGTGCTTGTTTTTTAGCCTCTTGAAAATTTTGTATTTTTGATAAAATATACTGTTGTTTCTGTCTATTTTTCATATCTTTTTCTACAGGAGTAAGTTTTCCTTTGTATTTAAAAAATAATATTGTGCCTAAAAGGAGTAAAAATCCCACTCCTAAAGCAATATTAATTAGAAGGTTGTTGTATGTCATTTTAAAAATTCTGCATTGCTTTAATGTTTCACTTAAAAAATATTTAACGCCGGGTTCTATTAAAGTAGGTTTAGTAAAATTATCAAAATTCATGTTATTAATTACTGTTATAAAAACAAAATAAATTATACACAATATCTATATGGACAGTTCTTTCTTATCACTATTAATTTTTGCAGTAATTACACTTGTATATTATTTGTTATTAAAACCAAAGTTAGACGCATCTGCATATGACGACCCTACTGGAGCTCAATATGCTGCTTATAGCAGCAGCAATAATACTGCATTACTAATATATTTCTTATTTGTGGTATTAACTCAAATGGGTGTAAATGCTAGTGTTATGGTAACAAAGTGCGGAGGTAGTTTAATGCAAAACATTGGGTCAGCCTTTTTAATGACTTTAATTCCTTGGATTTTCATTTTTGGTGGAGTAATTATATGTTTAATGATGTTTCCCGGGTTTAAATCGGCATTTTCTAATGTAATTGGTTATTTTGTCGTCTCTAATTCCGCTAATAACATTTTAACCGAGTTATTAGTAAATACTGACTTGAACCAAACAATAAATGCTGCTGACGCTGACCCAGAAAAGAAAAATAGCTTAAAGAGTGCGGCAGAAGCTATTATTAAGTTGTGTGGAAATATGTCTATTTTAATAAATCAAATTGTACCTTCCAATTTTATAGAGTATTGGGCAATGTTACTTCCCTTAATGAAGGAACAGTATCAAAATGGTGCTCCTGAAATGAAACAACAATTATTAGATGCTGTCGTTGTGAGAGATAATATAGGAGAAGCACTTTGGTATGTTTACACAGCAATTTTATTAATTTCAATTACACAATATAACATTATGAGCAGACCATGCAATAAAGACTTGGCATCAATGCAGGCAAGTCAAGAACAATATTTGAAAACTGAAGCTAGTATAAATGAAAAAACTGCAAAGCAAAATTCAACTGTCTACACAATGTAATTAACATATATACAAACCACACAGAGAGTCAAAGAAGTAAAAGTGCGAAACATCTATAAAGATTGGTTGTTAAATATTGACTACTGTGCGAAGAAACTGGCTTTCTGGATGAAAGCCAGCAGTCCTCATTGTTATGAATTCGGTGGACACTTCAAGAGAATCACCCATTGCATTACTAATGCGACGAAACTCGTTATTTAGCTCGGCAATCTCCCTCAAACGAGCATTTCGTGGCGCTGCAACTAATGGACACTCACATCCGTCCCCCAAAATTGCGCCAAATCCGCACATTATGGCAATTTTGTCTGCAAATTCGGGGTTGTTCTTGTAAAATCTTATTATGTAATGAATCATTTCTGCCAAAACGGCTACATCGCAAACGGGAAATACTGCAAGTGCTCCCCCAACGTTCATCTCCAAAACCATTACACCCAAAGCATCAAGTGCAAGACTCGGTGTTTGAGAAATATCTTTCATCAGCTGTTCCAGAAGAGCCCCATTCTTGCCTTCATTTAGCACGACAGTTTGTGCGTTGCCTATAATGCGATAAAATGCCGCAGCACGAATCGTGAATTCAAATTTATTTACCGAACTTTCGTTTTCAGTCTCTGTCATTTTGCTGTTGCCAAAATTGGCGTTTCATAAAAAGTTTTCAATTTTTTTTATCTAAAAAATAAAAAACAACTAGAGGGGACTACATACTAGGATTCTCTAAAATAAGGTGTGTCTAGATAAATAGTAAAGAACGAACAAGTAAGAGAGAATGCCTAAAACAATAGCTAAAAGCCAAACAGGAAGAATTGTTTTATTGCGATAACCGATGCCAAAATTGCGAAGGCTTCCATCTTCCCTGTACAAGAAACTGGGCTGCCCAATTTGAATTGTAATAAAAACAGCTAAAAATAACAAAATGCTGACAAGAGTAACATTCTTTGAAATATAAGACCTATACATTGAATTCATGATATATATATTGTATAGCAATTATTCTATAAATAATTTCATAAGTTTTTATTTAATTTATGTAATTATTTGGTCGTAGTGCCTTTTTTTCAGTTAGTCTCGTTCTTGCCAATCATCGTTGCCTTGTTCCGCACCAAAATAGTCTTCTCCGGCATCATCTCCGGCAAACCATCCTATATCATTTTCTTCTCTATCAATCGCTTCAACTGCATCAGCGTTTTCTATATAATCTTCTAAAAATTGGTCCACATTTTCATCTGTTACGCCTTTATTCTTTCTTAAGTTTGTTTCAATCTCTGCTATTTTTTCCATATAATCACGTTCCTCATCATATGCCTCTTTTACATAAGTAGTTAATCCCTTTTGTAAACCTTTGCTCCAAACTCCCAATTTATTAATCTTTAAAATTGTATCAGCATCACGCTCTTCATCTGTCATGGCTTGAAGTCTATCTGTGAATGTATCTTTCTCTCGTTCTTTGCTCTTGAAAACAACTTCCATTATTTTATCGTAGCTCAAATCAACAATATCCTTGTGGTTAGACATGATTGTTAAAAATGCCACCATTAATTTAGAAACTCTAATCTTCATGTCTTTAATATTACCCAAAAGAAGAGTGGGTGTTGTTTTGGATGATAAATGCAATTCATCTTCTTCCATATTTTCTACTGTCAATGCAAGTTCTCTCTCATCTGTGTCTTTAGGCGAATCCATAACAAGCATATTTTTATCTTCAGCCAAGCGTTTATAAACGTGCAATGTCTGTAATAAATAATTTTCAAAGAGTAATTCACTGGTTCTCTTATCAAAGACAGAGTATGTTTTACTTCCCTTGTAATTTATGTCCGTCATATAAGGCGTGTCTATTGCCAAATTTAATAGATTTTTAGTTGTCTCTGCAGTCTTTCTTAGAATATTTGCAACAATTTTATCATCATAAAAGGGTCTTAAGATTTTATAATATTCGCTAATTATATTTTTAATATCAGAGTTGTGTTTTTGAGACAAATTCCAATATTTTGGCAAACTGACTGCATTTTGGAAATCTACCTGATTTATAATTGTCTCAGGAAACACGTCTAAAAACTGATGTATATAGTTTTTGACAAACTGTATATTGTTATACATACTTTCATCGGATATAGAATCCTTGCGAGCATCTTCTGAACAACTGCCCCATTTCATTACTGTATTTAATAATACCCTTATGTCCATTAATTTTCGTTTTGTTATACCACTGTTTTTGCTGATAAAGTCGTAAATTTCATTATTCATTTCAGCATTAACTCTTGCCAAATAATTTTTTAGAGTTCGCATTTCTTCAGTGTCTTCAGTGACGGCAATATCAAAAGTATCAAGAGCATTATCAATATTTTGCCTTAAAGCCTTTGGAACAATTTCATTGTCATCATCTCGGTCCATTTCTTCAAGAATATTGCGCATCTTTTGTATTTGAGTAATAGTTGGATTGTCAATATTTATCTTTACAATATTTTTCCGGTCAACGTATTGCAATAGTCTAAGCAAAGATTCGTTGTTATAATTTTTACCTTCTTGTTTAAGTTTTCTAATTTTCTCACTCATGGAATCAGATTTTGAAAAGTGCTCTGGTTTTCCGCCGCAAATAGCTTCTAATTCAGTACTAATTGGAACAATTGAATTGAATTTGCAATATACAATAAATGCGCGATAAATTGTTTCGTCGCTATATTTGTCGCTTAAAGGAGCATAAATATTTTTAGAGTTCTCTCTACAGAAAAACATTGGGGCTTTTGTTACTGCATCAATGTCTTCAATAATGTTAGTCAAATCTTTCACAATCTTATTATAAACCAAAATTTCGGGTTCCTCTTCAATAAAATACTTAATTGTGCTGATTCCACCACGTTCACTACAGCACGAGTTTTCCAAGAATGGTTCCTTTGCAGAGTTTGTCAACAACAACTTCTTCCTATCTACTACTTTTTGAATGCATTCTTGAAGAGCTAGAGAGAAATATATAATTTTAGATTTGATGATTAAAATTTTCTCTCTTTGACATGTTGCCCCACTCTTGAAATTTCTTAGGCATTCCTTTTTGAAGTCCTCAGATATATTTGTAATAGGTTTAAGTTTGAATGGAATTAAAGGTGGCAAAAACTGTGTCCATTTATTCAACGCATATTCTGAGGGAATACTATCCTCAGGATTAGCTAATAAATATTCCAATTTATCCTTGAATTTTTGCATAACATCTGTGTTGCTTATGTAATATGTGTCAATAAACGCCTTTATTTTTTCTGCTATTACAGACTCTTTCATTCTCATAAGAGCTGACCAAGGATGAGTTTCATTTCTTAAATGATATGCAACGCATGACAAATATTGGAGAGAAGACAAGTCACCAGACCCTTCAAAGGGATATCCGGTAAATGAACGCACACATCCGGGGAAAGTTCTGCGAGTTTTAATTGAAGGTATTGAAGTTTGAACTCCTATCAAATAAGCCCCTAATGTTAAATACAATATAGTGCTGTTATAGACAGAGAGATATGGGGGAATCTTTTTTCCCTTTTTGGCAGCTTCTTCAACTCGCAATTTATGGTCTTCTTCGGAAACTAGAGCACCGCTTTGCAACATCTCTGACGCAATTTTAATAATAAACTCTTTTTGGTCTTCTATAAAAATTCCCATTTGTTCAGCCAATGCACCAACAATATTAGACATCATTTTTGTCTCGGGTGTTGTGTATTTTTTTATAACGGGGGTTCCAGATGCGCTCAGCAACGCGTCTCCCAAATCTTGTTCCATCACTTCTCTCGTTTTAACTTTGTATCCCTCTTCATATCCTTCATCTATATCAGGGTCAACTGCACGAATAACGTAACCACTGTATTCATCAACCCACGAATCTCCATCATCGCTCTTTTTGCCACATTCTTTTATAATCTCATCCATTACTCTCATATAGTTGTTGGGATTCTCATTCCAGCAAACAGCTAATTTATACATAAAAGATGGAAGTAATTTTACTCCTGTTTTAATGCAATACCTCCAATGCAATCCATCAGCTGTAGTTGATTCTTCTGGATTTGGTTCTCTCGTAAAACGAATAGCAAATCTTACAAGGTAACTGTTTTTATTTGTAATATTTGGTTGTCCTAATATTAGGTCTCTAAGCTTTACATAAGGAGACACAACAACGTCTTTTTCAAAATCATCATTGCCAACACCAAGTTTAAATTGCTCTGCGTTATATTTAAAGACGCGACTTTGATGTACATTGTGGAGTTTTTCTACTATGCTGATATCATATTCATAGTTTTTAGTTAACAATTCCATTAATTTTTCCTTAGACATGTCATATTTTTTATCAAATTGATTAATAATTTCTTTTAATGCATTTTCAGTAACATGGCGTTTGTTCAAGTCTTGAGTTTCGCAAATAGCTTTATATTTCTTATCAACTTCCATGCAGTCTTTTTGGAAATCGCACAATAATGATTGATTTGAAGTAACTGTTTTTTCATCAACTGTCTTGTCTGGTTGCCATTTATTATGAACGCGTTTGAAATAAAGTAACTTATCTTGGACCAAATCATAAAGAATTGCAAAGTCTCCATCAACAACTCGTTTAATACCAGTAATTAATGTTTCTGCCATATATGGTGCGTCATCTGGTCTAATTTTATTTTTGCTAATAAGTTTTTGAATAAGGAATTCATTGAATGCTGCGGGTTCCATAGCTATTTGTTCCTTTTGATAATCATCCAAAATGCCATACATGGTGTCATCATATTTTTTATCAAAGTATGTTAATTTGTCGTTATCCGCTGCAATTTCTTCAAGAGTTTTGTATTGTTTTGATATAACAATGTTAATGCATTTATTATTTTTTTCCTCTTCTTTAATAGCCTCATCAAGTTTATTTTTTTCTTTTTCAATGTTTTCAATAATGGAGCTAATATTTTCGGGCATCATGGTTCCAATATTTGCCAAAGCTAATGCATTATTATAAATATTTGAATAATCGGTAGTAATCATTTTCCATAAGAGTTCGGAACTTGTTAAGGTTAAATCGCTCTGGTCATAGTCATAGCTTCTTAACACTTCGTTGGAATTTTTTCTATCAGTTAACAGTGATACGACGCTTCTGTCGTTAGGTTTAAGGCTAATATTCATAGCCCTTTTCTTTATAGCAGAATATTCTCTCTCTCTCTCTTTAAATGACTTATAATACTCCGAAATCTTTTCTTGTAAAAACAAGTTCATTTCTTTGTATTGCATAAACGTCAAATCATCTGTATAAACTAAGAATGGTTCCAAATATCCAACAATATCATGGAGAGAAAGTCGTCCATGAATATATTTTTTCATTAAACTGAAAAGAACGCGAGTTTTTGGAACAATTTTCTGTATAAATTTCTTATATATTTCAAGATTTGTCATTTTCTCTACGTTTTCAGCATTTGCCAAAACATAATTTTTAATGCTATTCATAAATTTTCTCTCTCCGTCCTCTTTATCAACTGTTTCATCTTCAGCATCCAAGTTACTTACAGTAACCTTATTGACGCGAGTATTATCATTTAACAATTGCCAATAATTAATAAATGTGTTGTTCAAGTTGGCTTTTTCATATATGCTTGTTGCTGGAAGATTAATGTGAGAGAAGCGAACTGCGGGTTCTGGGAGAGTTAAAATGGATTTAACTTCTAAAACATCTGGTTGAGTAATATTAACGCGGTGTGAAATCATTTTTTTGCCGGTTATTTGTGTTGCGTCAAGACGACTTACGCCCAAGTTATAACGTTGCATAACAAATTTTTTTGTTTTAACAATATCATTCTCAACAATAGAAGAACTAAAGTCGTCCAAGTTGTCAATAATTGCACTCAAATCATTTTCAATTGAAATGCTATTAATTATATCAAATGTTGTCTCAGCATTTGTTTCATTAAAAGGCGTTAAATAAGGATTTAATTCTGTTATTAAATTAAAATATTTGTTTTGCTCGCTTGGAGTATCATTTGATTTATAACGGTCAAAAATGTTTTTCATTTCTGCAATATTTTCATCAATAGAGAGAGGAACAATGTCAACAAAATCCTCGGCATCTTCTTTTGAGCTAATATTGTAAACCTTTTTAACATTCTTTGCAACAGGAAGTAACCAATATAACAATGTTTTAAATGACATTAAATTAGTAGCAAGTGGTTTCCAGTTAACTGTTTTAACAATTGGACCAATGACATTTCCATTTTCGTCTAAATTAGAAAACTCTACACGCAATTGTTTAAATCTCTCAATCATTGTGTGAATATTGTTTAAAACATTACTAGTTCGTTGTGTGTTTGGGACATTAGACAACAACTCATTTAATAAATCATCGGTTTGCGAGTAAATATTGTATCGTTGTTGGCTTTCCTCAACATCAACCATTTGTGTAATTGCAGCCAACTCTTGACCAATTTTAATTTCATCCGCGCGAACAAAGAATTCGCGGACAGTGTCTTTAATATCCTTTGCTGGTAAATTATATAAGGTTTCTCTATTTTCCATTGCAACGTCCTCATCCAAGTCTTGAATTGCTTCATCACTCTCTTCGGTTAACTTTGGTTTTTCTTCTTCACGAACTTTTTCTGGTTTCTCTCTAATTGTTATTGTTTCAATGGGTAAATCTTCTGGTAAACCCCTGTATCCAAAATTTATATATAATGTATCTCCTTCTGGATAAGATTTAATTTCAATCATATCTTCTTCTAGATTTGTAATTTCTCCTGTAATAATAACTGGAGCGTCTCCACCAAAAAGAATATCAACCCATGTTCCAGGCAACAAATTGTTTTGCCTGGCGTATCCACTATTTTCGTTGCGGTCAATTAAAGCTATGGATGTAATGGACCCGTCTCCCAATATTCCATCTGCGCTAATTTTTAATCTTAAGCTAGTCAAATCGTCTACATTTACCAATTTAATAGAATTCTTGTCTATATACTCAATAATAAATGTATTGTCATTAAGAATCTTATTTGATGGGGCTTCAAAACGGACAACATCAGATAATTGTAGGTCTATGGTTTGTTTTTCAGGAGTTGATGGTTTTACAGAGGTTTGTTCGTTTTCTTCTACACTTTGCGATGATGACATATTGTTCCTATATTTATAGTAGAAATTTTTATCATTATGACAACCAAAATCAAAAACATTGTAATATCAGTTTAAAGATATATTGAAATATAATGTATTGCAATATGTCTACAGCAGTTTATAAGTTGGGTGATATTCCTGGGTTTAAAAATATGCTACTAAATGAATCAACGACTGATTCTTCTAATGTTAAAAAATTTAATAGGTCTTCATATGTTACTAAAAATAACAATCAATATAGCATTATTCGTTATGATAAGGAAATGTTGGCTGTTGATTTAATTCCTACAGTGGGTTTGTTAAGGTCGGTAGTCGTTGATACTGCAAATCACGTTGTTAGTTTTTCTCCTCCTAAATCGTTGCCTTATAGTAGTTTTATTGAAAATCATCCCGAGAGAAACGATGATATTGTTGTTGAAGAATTTGTAGAGGGCACTATGGTCAATGTATTTTGGGACAAGACTTCTGGTTTGTCTGGCTCTTGGGAATTTGCAACTCGCAATACAGTTGGTGGTGAGGTTAGCTTTTATCGGAATAAGAAAAATGCAAAGACGTTTCGCGCGATGTTTTTGGAAGCTGCGCAAAATAATGATTTTAATTTGAATATGTTAAACCCAACATATTGTTACAGTTTTGTTTTGCAGCATCCAGACAATCGTATTGTAGTTCCATTTAAGGAAACACAATTATACTTGGTTGAAGTATATGAAATTGTAAATACTAGTGACGGAACGGTGAATGTATTTTCTCACGATTTGAGTATTGTTAAAAGCTATGAAGGGTGGTCCAATGCATCCATTTTATTTCCTCAAGTTTATGACAATTGGTCAACATATGATGATTTGAAAAATGAATATGCTAGCATGAATACACCATACCAGACACTAGGTGTTGTTATTAAAAATAAGAAGACGTTAGAGAGAACAAAGTTGAGAAATCCCGTATATGAATATGTTAGACATTTGCGTGGAAATCAACCCAAGAATCAATATCAGTATTTGACGTTGAGGAGGGAGGGAAAGGTTGGAGACTTTTTAAATTATTATCCTGAAAACAAGAAGGATTTCTCTTATTTCCGCGACAAGATGCACGAGTTTACATACGCTCTTTATAAAAATTATATTAGTTGTTATATTAAAAAAGAAAAGCCTTTGAAGGAATTTCCAGACCATTTTAGAACGCACATGTTTCACTTACACAAGATGTTTGTGGATGAGTTGAAGCCAAATAATGAATATGTCAATAATACTGTTGTAATCAAGTATGTTAATAATTTGCATCCCTCATTGCAAATGTATTCAATGAATGCGTGTTTAAGAAAGAGGCATGTAGATTTTGTCAAGGTGGATTCAACGAGTGACTGAAATGGTTCATTAAAAAAATTGAAAATTTTTTCAGAACATTTCTTATCTCAATCCCACAACCAATCATAAAATGTCAACGATAACTAGGTTTCCTCCAGAACCCAATGGGTATCTGCATATTGGTCACTGCAAATCCTTATTGATAAATTATAGTGAAGGGAATTTGTGTCATTTAAGATTAGATGATACAAATCCATCAACTGAACGCGAACTTTTTGTAAGCGAAATAATGCGTGATATGACTTGGCTTGGATATGACCCAGGACTCATTACCTACACATCAGACTATTTTGATAAATTGTTTGATTTTGCTTGCATTTTGATTAAAAATGGTTATGCTTATGTTGACTTTTCCTCACCAGATGTAATTAAAGAGGAACGACATCATGGAATTGAAAATGTTTACAGAAGCATGTCTCCTGACATTCATTTGATTGAGTTTGAAAATATGAAGAACAAAAAATATGCTTCTGGTAAAGCAGTTCTTCGTTTAAAAATAGACATGTCCAACAACAATCATACGTTAAGAGACCCAATCGCTTATAGAATAAATTATTCTCCTCATTTCAAAACTGGAGAAGCATGGTGCATATATCCATCTTATGATTATAGTCATGGAATAGTAGACGCACTTGAAAATGTAACAACATCGTATTGTACTGATGAGTTCTATATTCGGCGCGATTTGTATTATTGGTCTGCAATCACGTTAAATAAATTAGGATGCGTCTTATCTCCAGCAAATGTCCATGAATTTGGAAAACTTACTGTTGAAAACAACACTCTGTCCAAAAGAAATATTAAAAAATTAATTGAAAATGGTGAGGTTTCCGGTTATGATGACCCATCTTTGCTTACAGTGCGAGGTATGCGCAATCGTGGATATACACCGGAAATAATTAAATCCATTGCAAGTTGTTCAGGACTTGGTAAGGTTAAAACTGTTGTGTCTATGAAACTTGTTCATCATTTGCTTATTGCTCATTACAACCCCATTGCAATTAGATGTTTTGCGGTTATAAACCCCATAAAATGCGTGATTACAAATCTTGACGAAGAAAAGATTTGCAATCATCCACACATTCCGAATAAACCCGAGTTTTGTCACACTACGACAATAAATAGAGAAATATATTTAGAAAAAGACGACTTCAAACTGGAACATGACGATGACTATTATCGATTATCGCCTATAAATAAAATGGTTAGACTGAAGTTCTATGACATTGTGAAATATGAAGGCGTCGTAGACAATGTTGTAAATGTATCTGCGTGTAATTTGAAAAAGGACAAATCTGTTAAATCAACAATTCATTGGCTTTCTGTGAATCATGCCGTTCCGGCAAAATTCGTATTCATAGATAGTGAAAATCCACTTATAAAAACAATTAATGAAGGGTTTGTTGAAAGCTATGTATTAGAATGTGGCAATGATGTTGTGTTTGAATTTGAACGAATTGGGTATTTTAAGTTATTGCATAAAGACGAAAACGGCGTTCCACATTATCTGTGCATTGTATATTTGAAATAAGGTATAAAAAATAATTATAATTAATGTAAATAGTGTATTTTTTGTTTTACACCTTTTTTATAAATAATAATTTATACCTTACTCATCTTCATAACATCCTTGGTTATAATGACTGTGGGGTTGTTTGTTCTTCCATGTCCAATTTGAAGTCTCGGTAAGGTTTGGAAATATTATACCATCGCGATTAGAACTGAAATCAATCCTAATAGCTTTACTTCTTTTTTCGTCATCATCTTTGCCATCAATATTATTCATTTCAGCTAGAAGCACGTAGTAGTCTTTTCCACCAAAGACTCCATATCCTTCATAGTTTGGCTCGCTCCAACTATTTCCCTTATTGTCCCACATATAATAAGTGCGTTGCGCGTATCCAGGCTTTTGCCACCCAGTAATGTAAATTGGAATATTAGTATCTTGTGCAATCCAACTAAAGCAACCCATTTTAAATTTATTCTCTTGTTTTAATTATTTAAATGAATTCAATTTTATTTCAAAAGCGTTTGAAATAAAAAAGTGGAAAAGGTCTAATAAAAAATATAAATATAAAGAAGCATCCATTTGGCACAAACTGTGTCTTTTGCTAAAACTTGTCTTGAATCTTCTTGTAAACAGAAATGGCGTCAGCGATGCACTCTTTTAGATTCTGTTTAATTGCCATCTTTTCTAGTTCCTCCTTGTATGCAATGCGAACAATGCTGTCAAGGTCATGTGGGTGCATCTTCTTGAAACCACAATAAGAGAGTGACTTGGTTCCCTCATAAAACTTGGAATACAAGAAATATTCAAGCACTTTTCCAATAGTATAATCTTCATTTACAAGAATAACATCATAAGAGTTTGGCATTGTGTTGTCAGAAGGAGTAATTTTGAGTTCATCCGTGTCAATGTCGGTGTTCAACGCATCCAACTTTTCAATCAAAATGTCGCAAGCTTTTCTAATAATTTCTTGGTTTGTAAACATCCCAATTGTTTGAAGCGTGAAGTCAAAGCTATCACGCTTCACAACTCTTTGACCGTCAAGTAACGTCCAGTTCTTTGTTTCAAAAACAATTTCCTCCTTTGACATTCCTCGGTCCTTCCATTCTTGAGCCTTTTTAGCGAGTTCCTTCTCAATTGCCTCATCATCTTGAGTAAAACCATAAGTGCATGTGGAAACCACATTAAACATACCATCCTGCTTTGCAGTTCCAATAGAGAATTCGCAAGTAAACTGCAATTTTTCTCCAGGAATCTCGTCGGAAATCTTGGGTCTAAGTCTGGCAAAATCAATGTAATAACCGGTCAAACTATTTGGTGGAAAGATTTTCTTTTGGTCTGCATCCGTCAAATATTGATTGTTTGTAACATTCTTGATTTTAAAATGTTCAGTGGTTACAAACATAATAGTATCAGTGAGATTCTCTACATTTACCTCCACAGTGTAGTTCTGTAGAGGCATTTTCAAGTCATTAATGTGGATTGGGATACAACTTAGGCGTTGTTTAAGAATCTCATTGTTCAATCTTGTTGTGTTTACAAGAATTGTGCACTTATTTTCCTCATTTGGTGTGGTTCTAAATACAACGCTGGGAACGTCGGATAAAATTGTTCTGCGAAGACCATTTGCTACGCTAACATTTACATCTCTTAGTGTGAAGTTAAGAGTATCACCATCCTCTGTTGATTTTTCAATGCGTGGGTTCATTGTATCTATAATAAACAAATAATATTTATATTGTAAATCAATTTTTATTTTAAATGAGTTAAAATAATCTTTCAATAACCTTAATATAGATTAATGAGTTCAATTTTGTATTACAGCAACTTTTGCGAACATTCAAAAAAATTGTTACAAACCCTTTCAAAAAGCCAAGTAAGTAAGGATTTACATTTTATTTGCATTGATAAAAGAACCAAGGGACCGGATAATAAAATATATATAGTTTTAGAAAATGGTCAAAAAATAGTTATGCCTGAAAATGTAACCAAGGTTCCGGCATTATTGCTGTTGAATCAAAATTATGCCGTTCTTTACGGAGATGAGATATACAATCATTTAAAGCCAAAACAAGAAGTTATTACTCGCCAAGCAACAAGCAATAATATGGAACCCATGGCATTTTCTTTAGGAGGAGGTTCTATCGTATCTGACCAATATAGTTTTTTAGACATGGATTCTGAAGAATTAAATACAAAGGGAAATGGTGGAATGAGGCAAATGCACAACTATGTACCATTAAACTACAGTGATAAAATAAGCACACCTACAGATGAACACAATTACAAAGAGGGAAAAAGTGCTGGAAATCAAGAAATGACAATTGAAAAGTTGCAACAAATGCGAGAGCAGGAACTTTCAAGTTTATCTATGAAAAAGTAAAATTATCTTCGTAAAAATAACTTAAAAACTATAAAATAATAAATTACAGATATAAAGTAATGGCTTCACAAGCGTCAACTATATTAACCGCATTTAATGACCATTTTATTGAATTTGTCAATGATATTATTAGCGTATTTCCGGAAGACCCCGATATTTTAACTGCCAAGAATTCGTTTACATTGATTAGAAAGGCCAATCCAAAAATGATTATTAAGATATGGCACAAATATGTTGTTGAAAAATATGAAGCAGTAATTGATTCTGGAGATATCACTTTTTTTATTGCAAAGGATTACAGCGATGATTTAACAAATGCTGAAAATTCAGAAAAAATTACTGAAGCTATTGATAGATTAAGAAATCCAGTAAAGTTAATGACACCAGAAGACCAACAAAAGGTTATGAAATACATTCAAAACTTGAAAAAGTTATCATCAATGTATCAAAATCTAGGTTAAATAAATAATCTATAATTTATATTAACTTTAGTTTGATTTAAAAAAATAAATTTATATCAAACATATAAGTAATGAGCGAAGAGCAGAGAGAAATACCCGAAGAGTTTACCAAAATTATGAAAGACTTTGTATCAGATATTGCGACTACATTTCCAGAATATCAGCCCATTATTGATAAGTGGTGGAAGCCAAAGACTTTTGATGACCAAAAAGAAGGAGAAGATGAAGATGCAAAAGCCAAAGCGCTATTGTATATAAAAGAGGACGCGCAAGAAAAGATTCGTTATCTCTTTAACCATTGTATTGGGGTGTATCCAGAGAGATTCTTTGACATATTGTATCAAAAAGTAGAGATATTTGACAACGAGTCTTCTATAAATACTGAATTTTTGCCAGGCATTAGTTTCAAATACTTGTGGCAATGCGATGTCAGTGATAAAACTAGAGAAACTATTTGGAAGTATTTGCAAATGGTGTTGATTTGTATTATTGGAAGCGTTGATAACAAGGAAGCATTTGGCGATACTTCAAAGTTATTTGAAGCCATTAATGAGGATGAATTCAAAGGTAAATTGGAAAAGACGTTAGAAGGAATGCAGGGACTTTTTGAAAGCATGGGAAAGACATCTGGAGAAAAAGAAAGAGAAGGAGAATCTAGTGAAGAACAAGATGAACCAAACATAAATTTGCCTTCAGCTGATGATATTCATGGGCATATTAATAGTATGATGGGTGGAAAGTTGGGTGATTTGGCGAGAGAAATTGCTGAAGAAACAACTCAAAACTTGAACATAGATATGGAGGGGGTAACAGATGCCAAGGATGTATTTCAAAAGTTATTTAGCAATCCTGGAAAATTGATGAACATGGTTAAGAATGTAAGTGATAAGTTGGACGAAAAAATGCGTTCAGGAGATATTAACAAGAATGAGTTGATGACTGAAGCCAGCGAAATGTTGAATAAGATGAAAGATATGCCCGGAATGCCAAATATTCAAGAGTTATTAGGTAAGATGGGTATGGGTGGCGCCAGAGGTGGAATGCCAGATTTGGGTGAATTGGCTGGTCTTGCTGGATTAGGAAGAAATACAAGACTTGATACAAATGCAATGCAACAAAGAATGGATAAAATGACAAAGCAACAAGCAATGAAAGAGAGAATGAGAAAGAACATGGAAGCCAAACAAATGGCCAAGTTGGCGGCAGCCGCATCATCTGCAAACCAAGCGCAACAAGCTCCTAAAATTACAGATGAAGAACTATTTGCAATTTTTTCAACTGGTGAGACAGTAGAAAGAACGCCCCGTGGAGCCAAACCAACTGGAGACAATGGAGGAAAGAATGGAGGAAAGAATGGAGAAAAAAATGGAGGAAAGAAGAAAAAGAAGAAGGCAAATAACTAGATGAACGAGTCAAATAACACAAGTTTTAATTTTATAAATTGAGTTATTTTTTTTATTTCTTTTTAGTTAAAAAGGTGTGAAACATGAGATAAAGAATCACGAATAATGCGGTAAACCCCTCTACATAGTTTTCAAGAATATTCATACGAATAAAATACATATCATGTCCAGTTTTATCTAATGCTTCAACATAAAAAAACCGAATTGAGGTTAATATTCTGCCAATAAAAAACAGAAATAATGGAAAAACAAAGTAAATATTTTCATCGGCCAATATTATGGTAAATAAAAATAAATAAATAACACTTTTTAAGATTGGACCCAAACCATGAAAGTCTGGATTTCCATCTCCATCCTGAAAAATGCCGGTGTAATATTTACCTTCTTCTTTTTTAATCTTTGTTAAGTAGGATTTATTGTTTGTTAAGTAGGATTTATTGTTGTTGTCATTCATTTTATATATTATATAATAATATTATATAAAAATGCAAGCTTAAGATTCAAGATATTATTTATTTTTTTTAAATAAAATATACAAAATAGCAATAAATGCTAAAACTGCACCGATTATATTATCATTAACAGTTGAATTTAAAAAATGAGAATCTTCTCCTTTTTCTGCTAATAAGTTAACATAAAAAAAACGAACACCATTTAATATGCAACCTATCATATAAAGAATTAACGCATATAATGTGTATTTGTAGTTTTTTTTAACTGCGTAATATATAGCAATTATTAAAAAGATATATTTTGTTATTATTGGAATATTTCCAAAATGAGGGTTTCCTCTGGGAGTTGCAAATGGTCCAGTATAAAATGTTCCTTCTTCAATTTTATATGCTTTTAATTTTTCCCATTCTCTATCTGTTTCTCCTTGAATTGCCGTAGGTGAACTATTATCGCTATTTTGATTTTGATTTGAATTTGCTGAATTCATATAATATATATATACTAAAAATAATATAATTGCCAAAAACACAAATTATATTATTAACTAAACACAAAATTTTATAGCTATTGGAACATTCGCTTATAATTTCTTTGTCCACGTGTAAGACAACAAATATAACCCGACAAAGAAAAATAATCCACCTTCTACTGCGTTTTCTAGTACATTCATATCAATAAAAAATTCATCATCGCCGTTTTTAACTAAAGTATTAACATAATAAAAACGAATGGCATTCAATACTTTTCCTATTGCACCAATAATAAAAATGTAACCCGCATAAAAAATATTTTTTGATAACACAATAAACAAAATGTATATATAAAATAGTCCCTTTAAAATTGGACCCAGTCCCTTAAAATCGGGGCTTCCATCTTTATCAGAAAACCATCCAACATAAACTTTTTTGTTTTGTTTTTTTAACATATCCGCAACATTACTACTAGACATTATATAGTATCATGTTAAAAAAATATTTTTATTGAATAAAAAGTAAAATAATGCAAAAAATTGCCAAAATGGTGTCAAATGCATTATGATATACAGCATAACTCAAAAATTTATCATCAGCTTGACCCGAATCACGTGGGTTTACATAATAAAAACGAATACCATTAATTATTGAACCCGCTGCTAAAAGTGCAACAAAATAACTAGCGTACTTGTATTTTTTAGTTATTAATAAATATAATCCAAATAAGGGAATTGCTTCTTCTAAAATATATCCATAATATCTTATATCCGGGTTTCCGCGACCATCATTAAAAATTCCATTGTAAAATCTTCTATATACATTTGAATGTATTGTAGAAGCTATTTCAGTTGGTTGTTTATAAGAGTCTGAATTTTTATTAGCATAAGTATCCATTATATATTACTGCAACAAATAAATTTTTATTTTGCTTTCTAAAAAGAATAAAAAAGAAAAATTAAGTAATCCTATATATATAATGACAACAACATTTTGGTCCAATGATCCAACTATTCTATTTAATAAAGACTATGTTTTACAATTATGGCCATCATCATCCATGACTTACGAAGGGAAATTAAACGCAATTACTCGTCTAGTAATTATAATGACAATTTTAGGATATATTGCAACCATGTCAACGAATATAATTTTAGTCGGTTTTGCAACAATTGTAGTAATTTTTACAATGTACAAGTTAAGAAAACCCAAGGTTACAAGAGATACCTTGAATGGAGATAAAGAAGGATTTAGTGGAATTGATATTAAAAATCAAGAAGCCAAAATTATTACACCAGATACTCTTAAAACTTATTTAAAATCAGAGTTTATGCCTACAAATAAGAAAAATCCACTAGGTAACGTATTGCTTACTGAAATTATGGATAACCCAACTAGAAAACCAGCACCACCATCTTTCAACACAGAGGTTTATGAAGATATTAATGTATCTACTAAAAAAATGGTTCAAAGCCTAAATCCTGGAATCAAAAATACTAATAAACAGTTATACGGAGATTTAGGCGAACAATTTGAATTTGACCAATCTCAATGGTCTTTTTATTCAACTCCCAACACAAAGATTCCCAACGACCAAGGAGCATTCGCTGATTATTTATATGGTGATATGCCAAGCTGCCGTGATGGTAACGCTTTTGCTTGCATACAAGATAACATTAGATACAATTTGTATTAATCTGGTAAATGATGGACAAACAAAAAAAACGATTTTTAATTTCATAATTTCATAATTTAATACTTTTCTTTAGTAAAAAAATAAAAGTATTATATATAAATGGCATACGTCACAGATTTCACCTTTGATAACATGAGCAGAATTGGAAATGATACCTGTTTTCAAGACCAGGAAACCCTTCAAAACATTAGCTCATGCAACTATCTATTACAAAACTATTTTGCGAACGATTGCACGATGAAAAACCCCATCGCTTTAGCAACTTCTCAGCCTTGTGTTTTTTACAATGGCACGAGCCCCGTTGGCTCTGGTGGTTGTGTTGTTGATGAGAGCTCCAAGTTGTTACTTGGAAGCATTCAAACTCACCCCAAGTGCAGAATTGACTTATTTCAACGTCCTTTTGCCACAGTTCCATACTTAGGTCGCGGCTCAGTTGACCCCATATTAGAGGCGCAAATTCAACAAGGAGAACTCTTGACAAATAAACGCAGCGTTAACAAACTTGCTGAGAAAAGTTACATTAAATATCAAAGCACTCCTTTATTACCAAGCGTTCAAGAACGTGTATCCAACCCAGCATATTGCGTTGAGGGTGTTGCGGCTGAGGGCTGGGTAAGAGGTGGTGTCCCCTCTCGCGAATTAACGAGAGACCGCGATTTTTACGCAAATCACACTTCTAGTCAATATGTTTAAAAACAATATAAAATTAAATTCATAAAATACTATATGTATAATTTACAATTCATTTCTACATATAGCTACTACGACCCAGAACTAAGAAACAAATTTCATTCTGGAGAAAATATTAATTTGGAAGATGTTAACGGGTTTGAAGAATTATCACAGGTAATATACCAAGCAGATTTATTAAGAGCTTTTGGATTTACTATTGCAGATTTAGAAGCTGAAATAGAATTTAACACAACATTAATGCATGAACTATATAATCAATTTAAAACTCATCCTACTTTCTTAGAATGCATAGAAAAAGCCAAAAATAAACATTTTTGTCAAGATTTAGAAGCTGCATTTATTACCTTGTTTTCTTATGACTATTTTTTCTTAACGCATAAATGCATTTGCGAGCATTTAACAGATGCAAATATAACAACAGAGTCTATTGAAAATCTTAAAAGAGCATTAGATTAATGCTATAAAAAAAATAATAAATAATTCTATTTATTATATATATTATGGCATCTACACGAAACATAAATACTTTTGGAAACTATAATTTAGAGCAAAGACAATTCAAACAATCAGAGGTATACACCTTGTATCCTAACTCACAATATGGAGCAGCATATGATACAAAACTTCCTGGAAATGGAGTAAACCCGGCTCAAATCCCATGGAATCAATTATCGTACAACGCACCTGATATTGAATCCTTTTTGTTTGGAATCAACTCAACCAATTTAGTTAACCCCGCCGGGCCTTTGCGACCTGAATTGAAAACTTTGCAAACTGCTAATTTTTTTGAAAAAACGCCAACATTAATGCCTGAACCTTTGGCCATTGAAAAAAATCAGCGACCTTTTCCAGCTCCTTAAAAATATTAATTATTGCAATTGTTATAATACTTATTATAACAATTACACTAATATTTGCAATTGTTATAATAAGTATTTTCAATAAATTGGCATATAAATAATTTTTACTAATATAAATATAAAATATATAATTATGTTGAACTATAGAGAATATTTAGATGCAAGAAAATGTTGCAATACTTCTTCAAATAACGTGGAGGTATTTAGAGGACCTCAAGGACCTCAAGGGCCAACTGGAGCTCCAGGTAGTGCTAGCAATACTGGAGCAACTGGTCCTGCCGGAACTAATGGAACTAATGGAACCGATGGTCTCACTGGAGCAACTGGTCCAGGAGGACCTACACCAGTAGCAGATTGTTGGGGAGATTACTTGTATTGGAATAACCAAACAACACCTGGGGCGTGGACTGTGGGAGATTCAAATATTACGATTGGTTGTCACGCGGGAGAGACTGCTCAAGGAACAAGTGCAGTTGCGTTGGGGTTTTATGCTGGTCAAAATAGTCAAGGAACACAAGCTGTGGCCATTGGGTTAGAAGCTGGTATTAATTCCCAAGGAATAAATTCTATTGCAATTGGTTGGCAGGCTGGACATGATTCACAATTAGAAAATGCTGTTGCGATTGGCGCTAGTGCTGGTTATAATAATCAAGGAACTTTTGCCGTTGCAATTGGTTATCAAGCTGGCAATCAAGACCAAGGTACAAATGCAATTGCTATTGGCACTACTGCCGGTTATGAAGTTCAAGGCTCACAAGCAGTCGCAATTGGTAACCAGGCTGGCAATTACTATCAAGGGTTAAGCGCGGTTGCACTTGGTGACCAATCTGGCTACACTAGTCAAGGAACTTTTGCAACTGCAATTGGCTACCAAGCAGGCTACGATAGTCAAGGAACAAATGCAGTTGCTATTGGCAACCAAGCTGGCTACACTAGTCAAGGGTTAAGTGCGGTTGCAATTGGTGTCCAATCTGGCTACACTAGTCAAGGAACTTTTGCAACTGCAATTGGTTACCAGGCAGGCAACGATAGTCAAGGAACAAATGCAGTTGCTATTGGCTACCAAGCTGGCGGACAATTTCAAGGTTCTAGTTCAATTTCTATTGGCTATCTTGCTGGTAATAATCATCAAGGAAGTAATGCTATTGCCATTGGTGAGAAAACTGGTCAAGACACGCAACGTGCAACAGCAATCGCAATTGGTTTTAAAGCTGGAAAAAATGACCAAGGAACAAGCGCTGTGGCTATTGGTGAGGACACTGGTCAAGACAATCAAGGCACACAAGCAATTGCAATTGGAAATCAAGCTGCAGTTCAATCCCAAAGAGCTAATGCTGTGGCAATTGGTTTTAAAGCTGGCAATCAAGACCAAGGCACAAATGCAATTGCACTTGGTAATCAAGCTGGCCAAAGTCGTCAAGGAATAAATTCAGTTGCAATTGGTAATAAAGCTGGCCAAACTAGTCAACAAACTAATTCTGTTGCAATTGGTAATTCGGCTGGCGCACAACTACAACAATATAGTAGTATTGCAATTGGCAACTCTGCTGGACAAAATATTCAAAGTGAATTTGCTGTTGCGATTGGTGATTTTGCTGGTCAAACTTTGCAAAATAGCTATGCCATTGCAATTGGAAGACAGGCTGGGAGAGGCCGACAAGGTGTTAGCTCAATAGCAATTGGCGCTCAAGCCGGAGAAAATTCTCAGCAAAATAGTGCAATTGCTGTTGGGTTCTATGCAGGAAATTTGTCTCAAGGAACAAATGCAGTTGCTATTGGTGAGCAAGCTGGAGCAACAAATCAAGGAATTAATGCTGTGGCAATTGGATATGTAGCGGGACAAACAACCCAAGGAACTGCAGCGGTTGCTATAGGATGGGAAGCAGGAAATTTAAATCAGGGCGAAAATTCTATTGCAGTTGGAAATGGCTCTGGAGCAACAAATCAAGGGACAAACTCTATTGCCATTGGTTTTGGCGCTGGTCAATTTTATCAAAATATAAGTGCTATAGCAATTGGAAATGCAGCTGGCCAAGCTACTCAAGGTTCTGGTGCAATTGCTATTGGACGATTAGCCGCAGAAAAGGGTCCTCAAGGAAATAATGCAATTGCTATGGGCAATCAAGCTGGGCGAACTAATCAAAGCACCGGAGCTGTAGCAATTGGAGATAAAGCGGGCGAAATAGAGCAGTTACCATATTCAGTTTCAATTGGCCATAATGCAGGTGCAAGATATCAATCAACAACCGCTATTGCTATTGGAGACTCTGCTGGTAGATATACTCAAGGTTTAAATGCGATTGCTATTGGAACAACTGCTGGACAAACAAATCAGGGAACAAACGCCATTTCTATTGGAACAAATTCTGGCGTTACTGGTCAAGGTAGAAACGCAATTGCTATTGGTGGTGGCACCATTAATGGTGCAGGGTTTTCTAACCAAGGAACAAGTGCAATTGCATTTGGAGGAAGCGCTGGACAAACATTTCAAGGTCAAGGAGCTATTGCTATTGGCCAATCTTCTGGTTCTGGAACGCAAGGAACAAATGCTATTGCTATTGGTTTAAATGCTGGAAGTAGATTTCAAGGAACTAATGCAATTGCTATAGGTTTTAATGCGGCGTTTACCAATCAGGGACAAAATGCTATTGCTATTGGGTTACAGGCTGGACAGACAAATCAGGGAGAGAACGCAATAGCTATTGGTAACTTGGCAGGAGTAACAAATCAAAGCGTTAATTCTATAATTTTGAATGCCAGTGGAACTATATTAAATGGCACGCAACAAGGCTTTTATGCTGCACCCATTAGAAATGCAACACAAGCAAATTCATTATTTTATGACATAACAACTAAAGAAATTACTTATGGTCCTGGAATAATAGGAACTACAGGTGCCACCGGTCCAACTGGTTTACAAGGAATTCCAGGGACAGCTACAGCAACCGGAGCAACTGGTTATACAGGACCAACAGGTCTACAAGGAATTCCAGGGACAGCTACAGCAACCGGAGCAACTGGTTTTACAGGACCAACTGGCCCACAAGGAATTCCAGGGACAGCTACAGCAACCGGAGCAACAGGAAGAACAGGTCCAACGGGCCCACAAGGAATCCCAGGAACAGCTACATCAACTGGTGCAACTGGTTATACAGGACCAACTGGTTTTACAGGCCCACAAGGAATCCCAGGAACAGCTACATCAACTGGTGCAACTGGTTATACAGGACCAACTGGTCCAACTGGTTTTACAGGCCCACAAGGAATCCCAGGAACAGCCACATCAACAGGTGCAACTGGTTATACGGGACCAACCGGCCCAACTGGTTTTACAGGCCCACAAGGAATCCCAGGGACAGCCACATCAACTGGTGCAACTGGTTATACAGGGCCAACTGGTTTTACAGGCCCACAAGGAATCCCAGGAACAGCTACATCAACGGGTGCAACTGGTTATACAGGTCCAACAGGTTATACAGGCCCACAAGGAATCCCAGGAACAGCTACATCAACGGGTGCAACTGGTTATACAGGTCCTTGTTGCCCCGGACCAACAGGACCAGAAGGACCAGCTGGACCTGCTGGCGGTACTTTGGCAAACTATGGGACATTTTTTAATGGTTATCTTACCGATACCACTGCAATCCCAAATGCAACTTTAATAACTTGTTCTTGGCCAGGTTATGGGTTTGCATATCAATTTCCGTCTTATGGAATTACTATTCCAAATGATGCAAGTTCAAACATTGTTGTGTCAAGTTCAGGAACATATTATTTTGATTTTTCGCTGCAAGTGCAACAAACCAAGCCGATAGGCCCGATAGTAGGTACGTTAAATGGTTTTATACTTATTTATTTTTATGTAAATGGTACCGAACAAGAATGGACTACGGCTTATCCTTATTTTCATTGGAGCGACGCGGCTGAAGGTTTTTATACCGCAAGTAGCTTATTAAATTTAAACGCAAATGATATTGTAAACATTAAATTTCTAGTGGCTGGAGACGCTGTTTCTACAGCAATATATTATAGGGCAATCAATGGCCGAAGTCCCGGGTATTCTGTTCGCGTATTCCAAATAGCAGGTCAAGGAAGTACAGGATTTACTGGTCCTAGTGGTCCTACTGGTCCTACAGGAAGAACAGGTCCAACAGGTCCCACTGGTCCAGGATTACCAACGGCTACTTTTTGGGGAGATTACTTGTATTGGAACAATAAAACAACTCCTGCTGCGTGGGCCGTGGGAGACCCAAATATAACTCTAGGACGTAATGCTGGACAAACCAACCAAGGAACAAACGCAGTTGCATTGGGTTACTATGCAGGCAATTTCAATCAAGGAACAAACGCAGTTGCGATAGGTTATCAAGCTGGGCAGAACACGCAAGGAACAAGCGCCATTGCAATCGGTGAAAATTCTGGTGTTTCAACTCAAGGACAAAGAGCTGTAGCAATTGGGTATCAAGCAGGTCAAACGGCTCAAGGACAAAATGGAATTGTCATTGGAAATTCAGCTGGCCGCGGAAATCAAGGAAACAATGCAGTTGCTATTGGAAGCACGGCTGGACAAACATTTCAAGCAACCGGTTCTGTGGCAATTGGTTATCAAGCAGGACAAAATACTCAAGGTTCTAATGCAATTTCCATTGGAACAAATTCTGGCGTTTTTAGTCAAGGAAGAAATTCTATTGCAATTGGTGGTGGACTTAATACTGGTGCTGGTTATTTTAATCAAGGAACAAGTGCGATTGCCTTTGGTGGAAGCGCTGGGCAAACAAATCAAGGACAAAATGCAATTGCCATTGGCCAGTCTTCTGGCACTATTACGCAAGGTATAAATGCTATTGCAATTGGCTTAAATGCAGGACAAACAAATCAAGGGCAGAATTCAATCGCTATTGGTTATTTAGCTGGTGCAACAAACCAAGCCACTAATTCAATTGCCATTGGATATTTAGCTGGAGCGACAAATCAAAGCACTAATTCTATCATTTTGAATGCGACTGGAAATGTATTAAATGGAACACAACAAGGGTTTTATGCGGGACCTATTAGAAATGCATCTCAAACAAATTCATTGTTTTATGACACTCAAACACAAGAAATTACTTATGGTGCGGCTGGAACTGGAGGGTCTGCTTCAAACATAGTAGCGAGTTATTATTATTCTGGAGCAGCTGTAGCTATAGGCGATACAGATCCAGTAACTCTACCCTTTCCAACGCAAATAGTCTCCGCTGGTGGCATTGTTACAAATGGAACTGGCACAACCTTTACAATACCAAAAACAGGATATTACGAAATAGCTTATAATACAACAATAACTAGCACACAGACTGATGCAGCAAGTTTTTCCTATACAGCAACATCAAAAATATTAAACGGTGCAACACCAATTACAGGAAGCACTTATTCTACAATTGTAAAAGCCTATAACATAGCCACTTCACCAAACTATGCGCCTCCAGACTCATATCATGCTAATGCTCCATTTATAGCATTATTAACAGTAGGTGATGTATTATCTGTTACTCTACAATTAAACATTGTAAATAACAATTTTTATAATTATAATTTTATTTCAATCAAGCAAGTTGCAACAGATATAGGTGGAACAATAAGTTATTACGTAACTGGCATAATTCCAAATAGTTTAACAATATATGATCGGGTCAATTTGCCAGCGCCCTACATCGGTATTGGTGTGCCAATTAATTCAACTGGTGGTTCACTAACAAATGGGACACTATTTAATGCTCCAAGTGGGGGTTTAAAAATATTTCAAGTAACAGCTACCTATGATATTCTATTTAACGGTGTGCCTGAAGGAGTAAATCTATATTTTAAATTATATATTCCATCAACCCCAAGTTATAACTTTGCATACACTTTTAGATATGCTTCGTTAAATCAATATGCATATTTTTCTCAGCCAGCACCACCAGGAAACGTTTCTGGCACATTTACTGATTATTTTAATTTAGGCACGACTATTCCAGCAGGAACCCCTTGTTATTTACAATTATACGCAATCCTACCAGGTCCAACCACTAACACCACCACCACAGGTGATTCAGCAACTAATTCTAGGCTAACATTTATAATTCAAAATTTAACGCAACTTTAAAAATGCAACAAAAAGTTATATTTATAATAATAATATAAATATAATAATGTCAAAATATTCTACTTATTCAGGTAATCAAAAGTGTTGCCCTTCAAATAAAACTTTAGCATTAGTTACAGGACCTCAAGGACCACAAGGTCCGCAAGGTATACCAGGCACTGCAACCAACACTGGAGCGACTGGTCCTACTGGTCCTACAGGTCCTACTGGAAGAACCGGTCCAACGGGTCCTCAAAGCACTGTAACAGGGCCAACCGGTCCAATTGGAAGAACAGGTCCTCAAAGCACTATAACAGGTCCTACGGGTTACACAGGACCTCAAGGAATTCCAGGGACATCAACAGCAACTGGAGCAACTGGTTATACAGGACCAACTGGTTATACAGGGCCTCAAGGCATACCAGGAATAGCCACATCAACTGGAGCAACTGGACCAACTGGTGTAACTGGTCCGACTGGGCCAACAGGACCAACAGGACCAACGGGACCAACAGGTTTTACAGGTCCACAAGGAATACCGGGAACGGCTACAGCAACCGGAGCAACTGGTTATACAGGTCCAACGGGTCCAACGGGTTTTACAGGCCCACAAGGAATTCCTGGTACAAGCACATCAACCGGTGCAACTGGTTTCACAGGTCCAACGGGTTTTACCGGCCCACAAGGAATTCCAGGGACAGCTACATCAACCGGAGCAACTGGTTTCACAGGACAAACTGGTCCAACGGGTTATACAGGCCCACAAGGAATCCCAGGGACAGCCACATCAACGGGTGCAACTGGTTTTACAGGACGAACCGGCCCAACTGGTTTTACAGGCCCACAAGGAATCCCAGGGACAGCTACAGCAACTGGAGCAACCGGTTATACAGGACCAACGGGTTTTACGGGCCCACAAGGAATCCCGGGAACAGCAACAGCAACAGGTGCAACTGGTTATACGGGACCAACCGGCCCAACTGGTTTTACAGGTCCACAAGGAATCCCAGGAACAGCTACATCAACGGGTGCAACTGGTTATACGGGTCCAACGGGTTTTACGGGCCCACAAGGCATCCCAGGAACAGCAACGGCAACGGGCGCAACGGGTTTCACAGGTCCAACAGGTTATACAGGCCCACAAGGAATCCCAGGAACAGCCACATCAACGGGTGCAACTGGTTATACAGGACGAACTGGGCCAACAGGTTTCATAGGACCAACTGGTTTCACAGGTTCGGTAGGACCAACAGGACCAACAGGACCAACCGGCCTTCAAAGCAACGTAACGGGACCCACTGGATATACAGGATATACAGGACCGTGTTGCACTGGTCCCACAGGTCCGGGAGGTCCAACCGGCGAAGCGGGTGCTGGTATTGTCCCAGCTGGAGCTGTAATGTTATTTGCTATGCCCACGGCGCCATCTGGTTGGTTGGCATGCGACGGTTCTATACAACTCTCATTTTCATATCCAACATTGTATTCACTAATTGGTGGCATTTATGGACCAGTTACTCCAGTTGGACCATATTTTCTATTTTATTTGCCAGATTTACGAGGCTTGTTTGTTCGCGGTTGGGGAACGGGTGCAACCGGCGCACCCGGAAGATTTGACTCTGGAAGAGCATTTGGTTCAACTCAAGAAGAACAATTACAAAAACACAAACATATATCATCAAACAATGATTGTCAAAATTACAATTTTGTAAATGGAACGGGAGTTGGAACATATAATTCCTATTGTGATACAGGTGGAATTGGTTCAGGCGCTGGTGCAAGTTTAACTGGCGATGGCACACAAGTAAATAATAATGTAGCAGATAATGCATTTGTTGGAAATGAAACAAGACCAGTTAATATTGCCATGTTGTATTGCATCAAGTATTAAACAACAATTTTAGATACAAGTGAGAGCAATAATATAATAATTTCCATGACATTATTAAATTACATTGCAATTATTATATTATCGCAATGTAATATAATAATGACAAGTTATACAAGTAGCTATACAAATTATTTAGGCGCAAGAAGATGCTGTGAATTGCAAAATGCTGGATTACCCGGTCCAATTGGTCCTCAGGGCATTCCCGGAACACGCGGTTCAGCTGGTGTAACAGGATATACTGGACCTCTAGGCCCAACTGGAAGAAGTTGCAGGGGGCCGACTGGTCCGGCTGGGGCTAAACCTTTTATCATTGACCATCCTTTAAACTCTGAAAAATACTTGGTTCATGCCTGTTTAGAAGGACCAGAAGCCGGTGTTTATTATAGAGGAAAAGGCGAAATTATAGACAATGAGTCCGTTACAATCCAGTTACCCGATTATGTTTCAAAATTAGCCAACAACTTTACAATTCAACTCACTTCTATTTACTCAAAAGAGAGAAATGAGCCCAATATATTACAAGCAACTGATGTTGAGAATAACGAATTTAATGTGTATGGCAAAAATGGCAAGTTTTTTTGGTCTGTTTATGGATTGCGATATGATATTTTAGTTGAACCTGATAAAAATTCAATTAATGTAAACGGTGATGGACCTTATAAATGGTATTAAAAACATTAATATAATAACAGTAATATATAAAATGTCAAATTCGCAATATTTAGGTTATTTAGGAACACAAACGTGTTGCAATTCTAAAAAAAGAGGAGTGCAAGGACCTCAAGGAATTCAAGGGCCTACTGGTCCAAAAGGATTATTTGGCGCTACAGGACCTCAAGGAATACAGGGGCCAACTGGCTTTAGTTGCACTGGTCCAACTGGTCCAAAAACATTTATTATAGACCATCCTTCTAATGAAAACAAATATTTAGTTCACGCTTGTTTAGAAGGACCAGAAGCCGGGGTTTATTACCGTGGAAAAGCAACTATTGAAAACAATGAATCTGTTACAATCCAACTTCCTGATTATGTTGCGCCACTTGCAACAGAACTAACGGTTGAATTGACTTCAGTTTATTCAAATACTAATGTCCCTACCGTTTATGAAACAACGGAAATTGAAAATAATCAATTCACAGTTTATGGTAAAAATGGTAGTTTTTATTGGACCGTTTATGGAAAAAAGAATGAAATTTTAATTGAACCTGACAAAAATAGCATCAATGTTCGCGGAGAAGGACCTTATACCTGGTATTAAATCATATTTACCCAAATTAATAATATAAACACAAAATCCTATTATATTATTAACTACATGACCGAAAATACTGTAACTATAGTAAGCGCATTTGTTGCAAATGCAAATCAAAGAAAAGATAGAAGCATCAGTGATTATATTGCCTATGGAAAAAAACTAATGGCTGTACCAATAAATAAAATTATTTTTTTTGATAAAACTGTAATAGAACATTTGCCAAATGAGTGTTTCAATGAAAATACGTTAATTATACCAACAAAAAAGGAAGATATATATTTAAATAAATATAAAGAGCAAATAACCGAGTTTCAGTTAAATACGACTTGCGAAGAAAAAGATACCTTAGATTATATGTTTACAATGTGTAATAAAACAGAATGTATTAGAAGTGCCATTTTATTAAATCCATTTCAATCAACACAATTTGTCTGGGTAGATTTTGGAATCAATCACGTCTTTAAGGATAGAACCAATGAAGAATTCACTTCTATAGTTCTTGGTTTGAGAGAAAAAGTTTTTGAAAATGTAAGAATTGCGTCAATATGGAATCCGTATTTTTACGAAATGATTCTCAATAATTTTAGGTCGGATGTTTATAAAGATATAATGTGGTTTTTTGCTGGAGGAGTTTTTGGAGGAGATTCCAAAGCATTAATAAGATTTGCCGATTTAACAAAAGAGCAATGCATAAAAGTAATTGAAGAAAAACACACATTAATGTGGGAAGTAAATATATGGTTTAAAGTGTTTTTAGAAAATAAAGAACTTTTTTCTCTCTACACCAGCGACCACAATCCTTCTATCCTTGAGAATTATTAATATAAGAAACTAAATTGTCAATGTACGTTTTATTATAAACAGAAATAATAGTACTTCTATCCCAAGAACTATACGTGCAAATAACGCGGTCATTTTCAACTATTAAACCTAAACAATATTCAATGCATTCGGTGTCAAATTTAAACGGAGCTGAATACCTTAATAATTTCATATTCTCATCAAACACTGAAAATATGTGATAATAATGTCTCGGTTGCTCATAAGAAACAATGTGTCCAACAAACCACAGTTCATTTTTATATTTAAATCCATTAGTTGAACCTCTTACATGAGTGAATATTTTTGGCATTTCTAAGGTTTTAATAATGTTTAATTTTCCAAGTGATTCATCAATTTTACATAAAGTAAGAGGAAACCATTTATACACTACATGCAAGTCATTTTCTACATTTACATAAACCCAGTTTTTTTCGCAATCTGACTCATTAAAAGATGGTTTAATTTCTATTGGCTTTAAAATGTTATCTTCTTCCATTGGCGCGTATTTTCCAGTAACGATTCCTAATTTATCGTTTTTGTGATATCCAGTTCCTATAAATATGAGAGAATCATCTTTTGCATTATTGCAAATTCTAACGTCTTCAATGCCAATATATTTTCTATCTTCGTAGACAACATCTATCATTTTTTCTGAAACAACGTTGAAATTTTTGTTCAACTCAAAAAACTTGTTAATTGTTATAATATGTTTGTCGCAGTCGTGATAACAACCATGGAAGTCTATATTATAATTAACTAATCTCACGTTCATTAAATATCCACTACCATTTTTGTTAGGAATTATGCAACTTGAGGAAGAATTAAACTTAATATCCTCAGTGTCTATTTGATGATTGAGAGAAAAAGTTTTTTGTATTTTTATTGTAGGTGTAAGAATGTCCTTGTAAAATTTCATATTAGACAACAAATTACTTATAAGTCTGTAATCAATAGCATTATTTAATACAGTAACTACTTGTTTATTAATATTGTTAATGCCAACATATGCAGCTAAAATAGAAAATTCATACTCTAATTTATAGGTATAAACATCATTCTGTAAAAATAAATAGTCGTGCCAATTTAAATTTTTATTTAGTATACTTTTTGCTAAGGTGTAGAACATAAAAGCCACCTGATTTTTTCCATTCTCTCTATAGTAACTAATTATCTCAAAAAGATTTTCAATTCTGTCTTGAAAAAAATCAAATCCCGCCAACCATGCACAAATAGCATCTTCCATTTTTCCCATTCTTTTATACGCTTGTCCAATTCTTAAATAACTATACCAAATTTCTTGATGCCATCCACCTAGTGTAATGCGTTTTTTATAATATTCAATTGCTTCTTCGTTTTTTCCAGAATCAAAGTAAGAATTGGCCAAATAAAAATGATATCTCTCGCAATTCGGTTCATCTTCAATGCCTTTAAGTAATAGTGCAACATCTCTCTCAAATTTGTCACTTTTAGCTCCACCATCTCCAATATCATGAATAAATAAAATATCTTTTCCAAAAGATACGCTCATATTATTTGGTGGAGTATTTATATATTCGTGGGTAACACCACGGTAATTATATAACCCATTATTTTTTACAATTCGTGTATTATAATAAAAGAATTCTTCAGTTCCTTGCAAAATAGAAAACGAGTCACCTTCATATAACATTGATTTATTAAACGTTTTTGTCTGTAAAATCATATCCGCATCTAAAAACAAAATATAGTCAGACATTCCAAGACAATTTTGCAATGACACGTTTCTATTATGTGAAAAATTCTTAAATGGTTCAAATACTATTTTTCCCGTTATATTTCTCTCGGTAAAAAAAGATGAAATTATTTCAACAGTATTATCATTTGAACCTGTGTCGCAGATGCAATAACAATCTATAATTTTGCAAACAGATTCAAGAAGGCGACGAATAATTTTACTTTCGTTTTTAACAATCATATTCAGACACAATGTTGGAAGTGCCTTTTTTTCAGTTATCATCATTTTCATTTTAATAATAAGTAACTTATTGTTAATTTTAAGTTCTAATAATAACATTATGTCTTTTAAGATTATTAATTAGACGTTTTTTAACAAATAAAATATCATCTAATAATAATATTATGTCTTTTACTAGATTTCACGATGACCCTTGTAGAGTAGCAAAGCAATTACAACAATCAACCGACGTTGGCAGATGGATTTTAAATGTTCCTGGAAATGGCGACAAACCTGCATATATGGCTGACCCACAAATTAGAATCCAAACGTGGGGAGGTAACTTAATGACCAACTGTATTGATTTAGAAAGTGAATTGCGTGGTGTTAATAGACGCGCAAATAAAGACTGTTTAGGAAAAAACGAATATCAAAGATATAACGTTCCTACTCAAAAAATTTCATATCCTAGCAATTCAGCTCTTTATACTGAAGAATCTAGAACTATTATGCCCGCATGGACTGCTCGCGACTTGGAACAAGTTGATTGGTATATATTACCTTTAAACCCTCAAGAAAATACTTGCATGCCTTTCCAAAACAACTTAAGCACGCGCATTTTAGAAAAGGACAATTTTGTAGCGCAAATTCATTGCTTTCCAGATGGTCCAGAAAATCTTATTCCTGGTTCATTACCAGTAAACCAAGGCAAGCGTTCATTGTCATACCCTCAAGGACCTGGAATATGCACGCACGAAAATTCATGCGAAGTTGTTGATAAATATAATAAATAACTTTTATAAAGTATTAAATTTAAAAAATATAATACTGTATATATATTAATGGAGTTTGCAATTCCACTTTTAGCATTAGGAGGACTATATGTAGTTTCAAATCAAGAACAAGACAGTCCAACAACAAAAAGTATAAGAGATAGAAAGAGGAAAGAAAGATTTACAAACATGGGAGCTAGTCGCAACTATTTGCCAAATACTGACACTCTTCCTCAAAACTATCCAGTTCCAAATGAAAACCAAATAACAGACACTGTTCAAAAATATGTCAATCCAAATGCAGCCAGCGACAAATACTTTGACCAAAATGCTTATGAAGTTAACCAAAACAAAGGCGTCTCTGTTGGAAACAATATTCAACAAGTTTATTCTTTAACTGGTGATTATGTTGCAAAAACTGATTTTAAACACAACAATATGATACCTTTTTATGGCGCAAAAATAAAGGGACAGGTTTATAATAATAACATGGCCGAGACAATTTTAGACAACATGATTGGAAGTGGGTCTCAGGTTATTAAGAAAATAGAACAAGCACCTTTATTCAAACCAGAGGATAATGTTCAATGGGCTTTTGGTGCACCAAATAGCAGCGATTTTTATCAATCACGTGTTAATCCTGGCATGAAGAACAGTAATACTAAACCATTTGAGTCTGAATATGTTGGTCCCGGTTTAGACCAAGGTTATACCACTCAAGGTAGTGGAGGTTATAACTCTGGTATGGAAGCCAGAAATGCATGGCTGCCAAAAACAGTTGATGAATTGCGTGTCGCAACAAACCCTAAAATGGAATACACATTGGAGAATCATCAAGGACCCTCTTATTCTCATGTGCAAAATGTTGGCATTATTGGAAAAGTTGAAAAATACCATCCCGATACATTTTACATTCAAAATCAAGACCGATGGCTTACCACAACTGGTCAAGAGAAGGGCCAGATGCTTAGACCCATTGAAGAGGTGCATTCAACTACGCGTGCCACTACAACACAATCTTATACTGGCGTTGCTGGACCGGCTGACCGCGTTGCAAATTATGTTCCAGGCGCTTATGAAGACTCAAAACGTAATGAGCTCCCTCAATGCGACGTTGGACCATCCGCTGCTGTAAGAAGGGGAGACTACACTGATACAGATAATGCTTTGAGAAGCCACACAAATTACTCTAATAATCGCGCAACAATGAGACAACCGGACACAATGAGAAGCGGTTTTGGCCGAGCAATTGGTGCCGTTATTGCTCCTATTATGGACGTATTTAACCCAACGAGGAGAGAAGAGTATACTAAAAATTATCGCATTTATGGTGATGCCGGCTCAACGGTTCCTGATGGTTATGTATTGAATCCTCGCGATGTTACTCCCACAACTATCAAGGAGACAACTCTATATACACCAAATTCTTATGTTGGAAGACAAATTGAAGGTGGTGGTTATCAAACGAGCAAGCAAACCCCCATTACAAATCAACGTGACTCTACAAACTGCAGTTACACTGGTTCAGCTGGTGGAAACTCTGGTGGATGGGGTGACATGAGTTATGAGGCCGCTTATGCCCAAACTAACAATGAATCTAAGGAAAAATCAGTTGTTGGTAGAACAAATCACGGCAACACAAATATTTACAACGAGCAAATGAATGTATGTGTTTCCAAGAATGATTGCGACCGCAACAATACTCGTATGTGGGTGCCAACGAATATGCCTCAAATGCCAATGTCAAAAGAAGAGTATGGCAAAATTAGAGCACCTCAATATTACAATGAGTGCATTGGTTGTGACCGCATTAGCCCCGATATTTTGACAGCATTTAGAGAGAACCCATACACACACAGCTTAACTGACTCTGTTTAAAAGTAAAAATAAAAATAACATTAATGCGATAAACTTAAAAAAATAAACTTAAAAATTAGATGACATGTATTATTAAGCATGTTATCCAATGTTCACAGAATCTATAATATACCAAGCACTTTTAAAAGAATTATTAATAAACCAATATTCTTTGATGTATCTTTGAGGGATGGACTTCAAGGAATACAAAAACATAGACAAGAAAACTTTTTTTTAAATGACAAGATTGACGTATTTCACAAGATAATGTTTAATTACAGACCTGCAAAAATAGAAATAGGCAGTATTGTAAATCCAAAGCTAATGCCCATCATGGCAGATTCATTAAAACTAAACGAATATGCTGCAAACTTTATAAAAACTGCAGCTAGTTATGACCCAGAATTATATATGGTTGTTCCAAATAAAAAAGGTTTTAATATTGGTCTTGAGAATGGAATTAAAAATTATTCATTTTTAACTTCGGTGTCAAATAGTTTTCAAAAGAAAAATGTTAATAAAACCATTCAACAAACAAACAAAGAACTAGAAGAAATGTTTAAAATTATTGGTTCAACGCCTGATAATGAATTTAAATCAAAGTTGTATATTTCTTGCATAAATGAATGTCCTTTAGAAGGAAAAATAGACAATGATGTAATTGTTCACGAAATATTAAATTATCACAAAAATTTTCCACTAATAAATGAGTATTGCTTATCAGATACTTGCGGGTCATTAAACTTTGAAGACTATAAGTACATAGTTGATGCGTGTTTGTTTTTTGGAATGCCTCCTACAAAATTATCGTTACATTTACATGTGAATAAAGAAAATATAGAAGAGCTAAAAAAAATAATATTTCATTCACTGGATAGTAATATTAATCGGTTTGACGTTTCAGTTTTAGAATCGGGTGGATGTTCAGTAACACTTCCTAGTTCAAAACTATTGCCCAACTTATCTTATGAGGTGTTTAATAAAATATATTCAAAATATGTTGAATTTCGCCGCGATGTTTTATAAAATATAAGTTTCGTTAAATATAATATAAAAATTAATCACAGTATTTTAATTAATGGCATTAAATATACATCAATCAATTATAGATAAATTAAAATACTTTCACGGAACTCACAAAACTCCAAATATTATATTCCACGGTCAATCCGGTTCTGGAAAAAGAACAATTGTAAATGAATTTATTAACATGATTTATGATAATGACAAAGAGAGAATAAAATCATTTGTAATGTATGTAAATTGTGCTCACGGAAAAGGCATTAAATTTATTAGGGAAGAGTTGAAATTTTTTGCCAAGACACACATTAATTCCAATGGTGGCGATATTTTTAAGAGCATTGTATTATTAAATGCTGATAAATTAACAATAGACGCACAATCCGCGCTTCGTAGATGCATTGAATTATTTAGTCACACCACACGGTTTTTTATTATCGTTGAGGATAAATACAAGCTTTTAAAGCCAATTTTATCTCGGTTTTGCGAAATTTATGTTCCTGAACCAAGTTATAATGGAAACACAATAAATCTTTATAAATTTAATTTGGCAGAGACATTTAAACTTAAGGAAGTAAAAACATTAAGAGCAGATTGGTTAAAAAAAGAATTAAACAAGATAGCTTGTAATACAAACTTAAACCACGGAGACTTGCTTCATTTATCAACAAAATTTTATGAAAAAGGTTACAGTGGATTAGACTTGATGCAATTATTAGAGAAACCAAATAATATTAAAATTGCTAAAATGACAGAAGAAAAACAGTATGAATTGTTGTTTGCTTTTAATAAAGTTCGCAAAGAATTTAGAAACGAAAAAATACTAATCATGTTCATTTTGAATTTTTTGTTTTTGAGTTTAGAACACAATTTAGAAAATATTTCATTTATGTAAAATGGATGATTTTAATGTGTCTAGTTTGCATGAATCAAAAAACGAATGGGGGGCAAGATTACTAACCATCGTTACACCTCACATTATTGATGGATTAAAATCTATTTTTGATGAAGCTGTAAAATTGTGCAGAGACAATAATGAAATGGATAAGTATTTGATGACTTTCCAGAATTTTATTACAAGAATTCCTAAGTGGAATTCCAACATTATTGAAACGGAGAAGAGTCGTATTGTTGAGAAGAGTGGTTGTGGGTATTTGGAAGATTTAGTAACTTGTGTTCATATTATTCAACTTAAATTATTGTCTGCAATTCGCGTTGGACAAAAACAAAAGAAGATTGATATTACCATTCCCAAGCTTGAAGATTTTATCCACAAGATTTATATCAATGTTGCTAGAAAGATTTACAAGAATGTATATTTGTTTGAGATTAATATTCCTCCTCTACAAACACAAAAGCATCACCGTGAGTTGGAAATAATTGTTCAGGAATGCATTTTAAATACGGTGAGAGATAGCATTCCTGTGGAGGCTATTTTGCAAGCGTACATGGACGAAACTATTGAGGAACATGTTGTTGAGGAAATTAAAGAGCAAGAAATTGAAGACCCCAATAAGGATGCCAAGAATGATAGTCCCACTCAAGTTATTTCCGAGACAAAGGAAACTGAAGTCAAGGAACCCGAGGCTCCAAGACAGCTTGAAACCGACCCAGTTTCTGCTATTTTAGAGCAAAATAAATTAGAAGCTGAGCTTGCATTCCCTAGCTTGTCAAATGAGAGCGAGTCATCTTCTTCCAAGTTGTCATTTAGTGATGTTGATTATGCCGCGGATTCAAATAACAATGTGCAAGTTATTGATGCTCCCAAGAATTTTGAGAGACTAGAGGAAATTAGTACAATGAGAAATGCTCAAAGAAAGATGGAAGAGGAAGAAGACAATGATGACAACGTTAGATTGCAAATCTTTGACCAGGATGTCGCCCTTGATAGTTTAGATGTTCACAATATTGAGTTTCCAGAATTCAAATTAGAACCAGACTTGTTATTAGATGATATTGAAGTTTTAGCCTAGTTATGCGTTAAATAAAAAATAAGAATGTAGTCATTTACATTATAAAAATGAATACATTTGTCGTCGCAGGAATAATATCATTTGTTTATTTTGTTGTTAAGTTTATTGAAATGCGCTTTATAGATAAGGAAAGCAAGCCACTTAAATTTTTGATTCGCGATTCTCTCCTAGTCTATTTTAGCGTGGTTGTTGGCTTATTTGTAGTTGAGCAATTGAAACCGGTTATTCAAGATGGTGGTGAAAATGCTGTTGTAAATCCAGCTGTTTTCACTGATAATCCGGGATTTTAATTTACCCACAACGTCTTCTTGACTTGTATCTCCTTTGTTTTTTATATTTTTTAGTGCTTTTTTTTAAGTTTCTCCTTTTTCCACCGCTAAGCATACCTTCAAATAAACTATTTTTTACTGCGTTTGATAATGGCAGTAAAGGATATTTATCTCTCTCTCCGCTATGTGATGAATCATTATAAAACGCAATTCTTTCATCTGTTGCAGTCTCTTCTGCCTGTTTTAAAGCAAGTAATTTTACATTTTCTTCCGCAAGTTCATGAGGCATATCATATACAACATCCAGATTAGTTACATTGTCAAAATTATAAGACAACCATCCGTAAAAATTTGGATATTCACTTAATAGTAGGTTATCTGAACGAACAAGTGTATTAAATATTTTTAAAGCCTCAGCATATTTATTCTCAGATACTAGTTGTTTTATTTCTTGCAACTTTTCTGCCGGTATTTTATTTGCATAACCAAAATCTATTATTAGTGCATTTCCTGGAATTCCTGCATAGTAACCAGTAACAGACGGATTTATTAACATATTTCCAGTGTGAAAATCACCCTGAGAATAACCTGTTTTTAACGCCAATTCTATATTTTTTAATCTTATCATATTTTCATAAATTCTTATTTTAGCAGTGGGGGTATACCGGTAAAAATCGTAGAATGTATCATAACCATCTGCTATTTCCATTCCTAAAATACCTAAATATGGGATTGAACCAGCATCAATGTTTGCAATAATTCCATCTAAAATTTTAATAGTTGTGACATTAGTTCCAGAAGGAATCTTCAACTTGGATATAAAATCCCGCGCATTAGCTTTATCTTTTTTAATAGATGCGTAAATTGGTGCTGGACACAATGGATTTAAATAGGAAATAGTCTTTAAAAATATATCAGTTTGTATATTTATTTCTTTTTTAAAGGTTTCTTCCTCTTCTAGTTTTTTAGATACTAATGCAAAGACAGATGGAACACTCCAGCTTTTAACCTCGTCTTCATCGCCAGTTTCATCGTGAACCCCCGAATCAATCCCAACAATTTTTATAAGTATTTTTTTAACAGGTGATTTAAAATCAGTTGAACGAATCATTTCATACGGAGATTCAATTCCTTCGTTCAAAGTGCATGTAAATATTACACCACTTGCTGAGTTTCCTGTTGCTCTTAACCAAACAATTTCTCTGCAATTTTCAATAAAAAAATTTATTGCTGATTCTGGATTTGTTTTTATAAGAACGCCTCCTTTTTGTATTTTTTTTCGCATGTCTAAAATAACTATAGATAATTTTCTAATCGCTATAATAGCCGTAATCCGGCTCTGGTTCCTCGTAATAGGGAACCAAAAACCTGGCCTCTTGAGGTGTAAAGGAGTATTCCTGACTCCAATTCCATTTCTGTGTCGCCTCATCGTAAACCTCATAATTGGTTTGACTGTCGCGTATAATGCGCACTTTTGGACCCAGTTCTTTCTCTAGGTACTTTATTTGAGTGCAATTGTCAATTCCGTGTGGGTTTTGGTCTGGTGTTTCTTGGTAATTGTGTAAAGACACTGGCATATCAAAGATGGGAAATGTGCTTCCATCTAGAGAAATGTATCCGCGATAAAAGACAGAATATCCATACATATAGTCATCGTCGTCTTCATCACTTTCATTTTTTTTAATAAAGACATGACCATTTTCAAAGGTACAGTAAGAATACTTGCTGCGCTCCTCCACAATCTCATCCTCATACCAAGAGTGGGGGCGCCTTGTAATTACGAGGGGAAACTTTACGATTGTCGCAGGTCTCATGCGCGACACGGTTGCATGTCTCTCTTCCGGCGTCTGGAGACAGTCGCGGAATTTGTTGAGCTCCATAAAAGGGGTCGTCCATGTCGTAGGAAGAATCAACGTGAACTCTGGCGGATTATTTACTTTGAAACGAAGCAGCCGCTCCACATTCGCAAACTTTTTCAAATACCTCTTGCGAAACTTGGCTCTGTAAATGTATTGCTGCTTGGCCTTGCTGAATGTAAACTTGGGAATACTTTTCTCTCCATGTAAAATTGCCGCCTCCCTTATGATGCGATTCACAATATTCACAGGTAGGTTTGGCATGATAGCACAGTTCATGATTGAAAATTGGATGATTTTTAAGTCTCGCAAAAAATTTGAAAAGTAATTCAATTTTTTTTTGAATTCCAAAAAAAATTGAAGCGGTAAATAAAAATATAATTAATTTCAAATTCAAAAAGATGATGGCGGAAGAAATCCAAGTTCAAGAACCCATGTTTACCTTGGCGGGACCGGGTCTAGTAAAAATTAATACAGATAATAGGGTGGATAGTCGGCTCAAGACAAATGGAAAGTACATTATGCATCTCCCGGAAACCGATGAAGTTGTTTATCTTAATTGCTATGGTGTTGCTATCCGTGCGGCTGACTTGACAATTTTGAAACACTTAAAAGCCGGCAAGCCTGTGACATATGATTTGGATTGCACTTTTGGATACCAATTTGAAACATTTGACACTGTTTATTTCAATAGCTTTGCTCGTCGTGAAAAGTGTGTTCTTTATGCCGTGGAGGATATTTATGTAATGAGAATGCCTTTGGGCTTAGAAGATGTCAAAGCAGAATCCACATAAAAACAAAAACTCTATCAAAAATCTTTGAATATATCTTGGTCTCCGGTATATTCCTCTACATCTTTTAAGGTTTCAATATCACGACCAATAAGCAGTGGTTGAATTATTGGCGCAGGAATAGTCTGGTTATATAAATCGTCAAAGTTTATATTAGTTGATAAAAAATAAGGATGGTTAAGAAGACTATTAATTGTATTATTTTTACCAAGTCTCTCTATTTTATCACCATTTAACAATTGAGTAATTAAATTGCGAGCATTTGGTGTTCCGTCTGTTCTTTGGTCTATTTTTTTTGAAATTGCAATCCCATTTTTTCCACACAGCACTATATTAGTTAGTATTACCGTAATGTCCTTTTCATTTTTTCCATCAACAAATGGTGTTCTCCTAAAAATCATCTCATAAAGCATTACTCCTAGAGCCCAAACGTCTATTGCACCATCATAACCGTTTCTTAAAATTATTTCTGGAGCAACATACTCTGGAGTTCCGCATAAAGTATAGCATTTTGTGTAGCTACGTATAAATCCATCATCACCTCGCTTAAGATAAGGCAATTGTTTTGCTAAACCAAAATCTATAATTTTTGGACATCCATTTGAAGCAATCATAATATTTTCTGGTTTTAAATCGCGATATACAATATTTTTACTATGAATAAAATCAAGCCCTAGAACAATGCATGCTCCATAAAAGACGCATTCTTCATGAGTTAGTTTGTTCCCATCGTGGATAGCGTGCCACAATTCTCCATGCTCCAATGCTTCAGTAACAAAGCATAATTCATTATTTGTTTGAAAAGTTCCGCATAGTCCCAATACAAAAGGATTATCCATCTCCATAAGAATCTTCTTTTCTACCATAATCTGTTCAAATTCTTCAGTGGTAATTCTATTTTTTGGAAGTTTTTTTATAGCATACTCGCGAGATTCATATTGAGCCAAAAGAACGGTTCCAAATGACCCAGAACCCAAGACAGAGATGTACTTAAACTTATTCGGTTCAAATGAATATTCTTTATTTGAATAATACTCTTCGGCGCTTTCATTACTGCTGAATGAACTAGGGTTTGATGATAACGCAACTGTGGAACAATCTTCGTTGTCAGTAAATTCTGTTTGATTTTTATTGAGTTTGCATTCCATTTCATACAATTCTTCTTTTACAGGCAAAACCCTATTAGGACTCGTTAGAGTAAGAAGCTTTAAAAAATTAGAAATATAATTTTTATTGTTAAATTTAGAAACAACTGTTTCTTCGCTCATACATATTATGTAGTATTAAATTTTAAATAATAACATAATAACTATTTTTAAAATAATTTATCTCCCACTCCAAACCTTTACTGCGGGCAAACGTAGTATTTTTTTATTGCGAATATTCTCACAATGCTGATTATAGGTATAACCCCATTCGCAGTATTGTTTTATATCACCAAGCAACGAAGGGATTTTTAATGCTCTCAAATATTCAACAAAAAATATAATGCCCATTATTCTCTCTAAACAACATCTATCAGACCGTGAATTTATAAAGTTTAACATGTTAAAAAGGTTATATTTGTTTCTCAAACCAATCAAGAAATCGCGATTAATAAAACTCTGTACCCCAAAACAACCATTCCATATTTCTTTATTTGTTGGACCTAATACATCATATTCTCTATTATGCAATAATGTACTCATTATATCGTAATTATTTTCAAGACCGTTTACTATTCTTATTGTATTATTAATGTTTTCCTTTTTCTCACTATTAAAATGCCATAATGGTAGGACTTTTATTCCTTTTTTAATAAGATGTTCAAATGGAATTCTTTTTTGCATAAAAACACTATCATGAATTATAACCGCGTTGTCAAAATAATGATTTTTATAAAAGTAATAATAGGGTAAAAGCTCGCCTCGCCTATGATACTCAGAATCAACGTATTCTACATTTCTATATTCATAATCGGCTTTTAAAAATGTTTTATCGCTGTTATCGTCTATTATAACAATTTTTTTCAAGGGATACTGCCCTCTTATATGACGAATGCATTCGTTCCAATACTTATTTGTTGTTTCTGAATTTACATGTCTTGTGATTATAAACCCAAAGTTATCTGGAGTAAAAGTCATTTTATTTAATACAAATAAAATAACTTTAAAATTTAAACACCAACGTTAGAAATAAAGGTTGTTTCAGATGAAAAATTTGGAATATTATCTATATTTACTACAGTTTCATTTTGAGGAATATTAGACTTTGTTGTAACAAATACTTTAAATTCTTCTCTCTCAAGCTGAGCTTGGGGAGTATGGTGATGAACGCATCTTGCAATCATCTTGTATAACTTAAAGTCGGGATATCTCTCTACACCATTATTCTTATAAAGGATATTTATGCCATTGTCATCTAAACACCATTCATAAATTAGCTTAACAATGGGTTCGCATTTATCAAAATCAACTACTTCATCTAAATCATCAATAACATAATCAAAAATGGAACAAGCTAAACGACACAAATCAAAACTATAATTGGGTTCTAAACGCGGCTTCTTTTCATTGAAATATGGTTCAGTATTATATTGCGTTGAAGCGTCTGCCCCAGGTTGATAACTATCACTGCAAAACAACTTGCCATCAAATTTATAAATAGCTCTTCCAAAATCAATCATTTTAAAAATGCGACCATACGTGGGAACCTTGTAATACGTCTTTTTATAACAATAATAAATATATTTTGCATCAGTAGAGTTGTACATAACATTATTTGTGTGCAGGTCATTGTGAGTAAATGAAAAGGCTTTTTGATAGGTTATTAATATCATTATTATTTGTAACAATGCTGAAAACCATTCACCATGCGTTAACTCGCTGGTCATAATTAAATCATCAAAAGTGTTTTCGCAATTTTCCATGCATATAACCTGCACTGGAAACTCAGGAATAGTTGCAAAAATTTGTTGTTCTTCGCATGACTCGTTGGAATTTGAATTTGAACTTGAACTTGAATTGTCATCAGTCCAGTTATCTTCTTCGTCATCTTCTGTCTTTTCTTCTTCTTCACAATTATTGCACGACGATGACCCTTTACTATTTTCACCATTAGATGTGTGAGATGTTCTAGATGAACAAGTGGAAGATGATTTTATAGTAGTTGTTTTCATTTCTCTCGTGTTAAAAGAATCACAATCTGTAATATCAAGTAATTCTATGTTATTTTCTTTCAAGTCATCAAGCCCGATGAATTCGCGTGGCGCTGATGAAAAAATGTCTTCAAACATAGAATTGTCAATTGATTTAATAGACAATGTAGATTTATTACTAAGATTGTGGTCTATTTTGATGGGTGGTTTTACATCGGGTTTGTCTTCTTCATATAAGAAACTGTAATCTTCAACTTGGAACTTGATATTCTTGTGTTTATTGAAAAAATCAGACTTGCAAAAATAATCCAAATCATCAACAATGTTTAGCTTGAAATTATTTTTAATTCCCAAAAAAGACCCGTAATAATCAACTCCATTTATAAAATCATAGTTATAAATAAGCTTACTTGAGAGAAAAGAGAAAAACCCATCAATGTAGGCAGAATTGTTGGTATCTAATAACTTAGGATGAACACTTCCAATATCAGAAGTTAATTTTGGCAACTTGAAAAGCGTCGGGTCATTTATATTATATTTTCCAATTAAGTATTTAAAGGGGTCTAGTAATGGAGCCATTTTAAAAAATACCTGTTTTTTCTTTGTTTTTCCGCTTTCAATTTCTTGAATTGCACAGTTGTATAAATTTTTGTTATCAGCTACACCAGATTTCACCGTTGTTAAAAACCATGCATTATTCAAGTTCACTGAATTGTAATTTGTCTCATTCAATAAGAAAAATCTCTTGTAAATGGGGATGTAGTTTTGCAACTCAGAGAGAAAAGTTAAATCCTCTTTTTGAAGAGACTTGAACAATTCGGAATTCTTTCTCTTCTCATAATGAATTTTAAGAGTAGTATTGTCCATTAGCTAAATAATATATTAATTATACTATTTTTTAACTCATTTGCCAAGAATTATCTTTTAATTTAGACAATGCGTTTTCCAATTTGAATGAATTTTCTAAAGTAACAGTAATATGACTTTAGAACTCAAGAAATTTGATATGAAAACTATTAGTTTTAAACCAAATGAATCTAAAGGCCCAGTTGTTGTCTTAATTGGTCGTCGTGATACCGGCAAGTCTTTCCTTGTAAGAGACTTGTTATATTATCATCAAGACATTCCTATTGGTGTTGTTGTAGCTGGAACAGAAGAAGGTAACGGTTTCTATGGAAAAATGGTCCCAAAACTCTTTATTCACAATGAATACAACACTGCAATTGTTGAGAATATTTTGAAGCGACAAAAGTCTGTTTTAAAACAGATTAAAAAAGAGATGGAAACTTTTAAACGCAGTACAATTGACCCAAGAGCATTTGTAATTCTTGATGATTGTCTTTATGATGGAACATGGACTCGCGATAAAATGATGCGTCTTCTCTTCATGAACGGGAGACATTGGAAAATCATGCTTATCATCACAATGCAATATCCTTTGGGCATTCCCCCCACACTGAGAACCAATATAGATTATGTTTTTATTTTGAGAGAACCATACATTGCAAATAGAAAACGTATCTATGAGAATTATGCAGGGATGTTTCCAACTTTTGAGTCGTTTTGTCAGGTCATGGACCAGTGCACAGAAAATTATGAGTGCTTAGTTATTAATAATAACGCAAAATCCAATAGATTGCACGAACAAGTATTCTGGTATAAAGCAGACTCGCACAATGATTTCAAATTGGGGTCAAAAGAATTCTGGGAACTTAGCAAAGATATCAACTCGGATGAAGAAGACGAAAAATATGACCCAAATAACGCAAAAAAACGTGGACAAGGTCCCAAAATTAGCGTCAAAAAGACAAAGTGGTAACTAATCCCCTTTCTGAAAATGTGCTTATTAAAATTAAAAGCACATTTTCTTTTTTATACGCATAATATATATATAACATGATAGGCACACTTTTATCATTTGGTATATACGGTTTTACATTTTTAATAATTTTAATATATATATCAGTATTTTTTAAGACAAATTCGTTGTTAGATAAATTTGTAACGAGAATGCCTATTGCAAGTCAATTTATTTTGGCATTGGGAATATTTATAACATATCTTTTACTTAGATTAAATTTTCTAACAACTTTAGCAAATATTTCATCTCAAACGGATAAAGATAGTTATATTGACACTCTAAATATTTTAGACAAATATAAAGATAGCTGTCCAAATTTAATTGATTCATTCTTTTTTCCTTGGCAAAAAGATGGCAGTGATGATGATACATTCAATAATCATTCGTTAAATTCATACAAAACTGATAATAGTTTTTCTTCAATAATAGTTTCTAATTATATATTTCAAAATTTAGGTCTATATGTGCAAACATCGGCAGTTACAAACAATAGCGATTCTAGATTTTTAATATTTTATTCTAGTTTTTTTAGGTCAGAATTATTAAAAAATAAATGGGATAAGTTTAACGTAAATTTTGGAAAAAGAACATTTTTATTGGGCAACAAATTATTTGAAATTAATGAAAAATACAAGTTTGAAAGCCCCGAAGAAATTAAAATATTTTTTGATAATTATGTTAATACTGATGAATTTAAAAAAATTATGACTGCCGAAGATAAAACTAATGTTACTGAAAAAATTTCACAGCTTTTATAATTCTTTCTTCACATTCAAATACATATATCTAAAAAATGTTGAATGTGAAAAAACATTTTTTAGATATATGTATTTTTTTTAATTCAGAGAGAGCAATTGGTAAAAAGCCATTCTCGCTACTCGCTCTTATCCTTAATAGCAAAAGGACCGCTTAGAAGCTCGCTTTGACCATTGTCAGTCTTGCCAACAATAATATTTTCTCCCTCAAACAACTCTGCACTAATATCAGCAGAAGAAATAGTCTCTTGGTCATTTAATGCTCGTTCTTGAGTGTTCATGTTACTCACGCCGATAAGATTGCCCTCCTCATCAATAGTTTGCGTAAGAGTGGCACCGGTCTTCTCAGCCAACTTGATGTTCTCCTCAATAGCCTTCTTCTTGGTCTCCTTGACGCGTTGGTCAAATGCAGACTTGGCAAAATTCTCATTCTTATTCTTCTCGTGCATCAACTGATTCAATTCCTCCTCCATATACTCAACACGACCAGTCTTGTAAGCCTCGGGGTCCCAAGGCATCCACAATCCAATGGGTCCAACAAATACGTCGTGATTGGGGTCCAACTCTCTCAACATCTTGCAACGCAACTCGGCCTCTTCCATGGTAGGATAAGCTCCACGAACCTTAATTCCGCGAGTAGAAGTTTGGAAACTATTCTTGGTATTAAAGGCATTCTCAAGGTCTTCCTCGTTCTGGTCTAAGAAAGTCTTGTAATCGGCTTCCATTCCACCATCAACAAATCCGGCTTGTTCTTCAGTCAAAAACTCCTTAAAATCCTTTGAAATATCATCAAATGTTAACTTATACTTGTAACTAATAAAATTTAAAAACTGAATAAACTTCTCCATGCTCTTTGAAAACTCCCACTTCTTTAGGAATTCCTCAAAAAAGAACAACTCTTTTTGCTTAATAATTTTTTCAGGAGAGATAAAAGAAATGCAGACAAACTTTTGTCCGGCAATAGGCTTATCTTCGTCCAAAACATCTACATATTTAGGATTTATTTCTCCTGTTTTACTGGTTTTCTTTTCAAACCCGGATGTTTCATCTTCAAAACCTTCGGGCTTTTTTACCTTTGAATGAACTACCATTTTATAATTTAGACATATATTGATTTTAAGTTTTTTTATCGCACAATATATTTTTTTCTTTTTATTTAATATAGATGTTTGATATCGCCGAGCTTGTCAAAAGAGTCATCAAGTATTTAGTGGAAGGTTTAATGGTCGCCATTGCCGCCTACGCTATCCCTAAACGCTCCTTAAACATTGAGGAAATTGTTTTACTTGCGTTAACCGCCGCCGCCACATTTAGCATTTTGGACACCTATGTCCCTAGCATTGCCGTCACCACTCGCTCTGGTGCTGGTTTTGGCATCGGCGCTAATCTTGTGGGTTTCCCGGGTGGGCTTTAACTTTTATTCAATTTAATAATGTGATAATCTAATAATACGATAATTAAAATTTATTGTATTATTATATACTTGAAATAATGGCTAGGTCAAGAAAAAATCTAAAATCTCATAGAAGACGCGTCAAGAAAAGTAGTAAAAGACGTGGAGGACAATTAACCCCCCTGTCGGATATCTCAACAAACAGTTCATTGCACGATTTAGATGATTATGATGAACCAAGCAATAATACTACTTCAGAATCAATCATAAGTGATAGAGTCACAACATCCACAGCTTCTGGACAGGTTACCGCAAATTTATTAGGACAATTTAATGCTGCTGCAGATGAAGACACAATTGAGTCAACCAATAATACCACCGCTGCTAGTGATGCATCTAGTGAAAACAGTTTTTCAAATGTTGCTACTTCATTTGGTGACCTTGGACACGGAGGAAAAAGAAGAAGAACCAGAAAGTCAAAAAAGTCAAGAAAATCAAGAAAGTCAAGAAGACGCTAGATTGTAGCAATAAATTCCCAATCTAATTCCTCGCAAATCTTTTTCCATATAGTGTCTTGTTCTATTAGTTTTTCTCTATCCTTTAACATTGGAATTTCTGGAAGATACTGTGTTTCATCCAGTAATTCAAACAACTTATAAAGAACATAATAGTAGTGCAAAAAATTTACACGATAGTCTGGACAATGCTTAGCATAAGGGTATTGAATCTCCATGAAGAAATTGCATAATGTCTCTTCTAACTCTTGAGAGATAATTGGTGGTTTAATGCCCAACTTGTCCTTAATAAAATTTATGTGTTCATAATACTTGTTATAACCAAGTTTCTTCAACAGTTCTTTGGTTTTATAATAAGTTAATTTGATGCATTCAATTCTCTCTTTTTTAATTTGATATTTAAGATTTTCAATGACTTCGGCCGGTATTTGAGTAGTCTCTTTTCCTTGAAATTGAGCCAAAATCTCTTTAAAATGATTAATTTTTTTATATGCATAAAAACACACTTCCTTTGGAGGTTCCTTGTAAGAAGGTTTTTCATTTTCAATCAAGTATTGAACATTCTTAAAACACACATTACAAATTAAAACGCCTTCATCATCCATGGGAATTAATTCTCCTTTATAACAAGATTGACACACATCTGTTGGGCGTAAAAAAGAATTTATATCTAAAAATGTCTCATCTATATTGCTCAAATACTTTTGAAAGATATTGTTGTTTTTACTCTCAATCATATTGGAATTATTTGCAGTAGGGTTAATTTTAAAAAATGATTCCAATTTTTTATTTTTATTTGTTACAGTGTTTCCTATAGAAATATCCTTCTTATTTTCAAAATAATCAAATATGTATTTAGAATTATCTAAAAAGTATTCTACCCTTTTGGACTTTAGAGTTTTTATTTCCGCCGTTATGTCTCTCAATTTGTCCTGATAATCCATGATTTGTTCAATAGTAAGAGTCTTCTCCTCATTGTTCTGTTCTTGTTTTTGTTCTTTTTCAAGAATAGCTTTTATTGAAGCTTTTTCTTCTTTTAATTTTGGTATTCTATCATTTTCATCCTTATTAAATTCATTCACAAACTCTTTGTGCTTTCCATCTAATGTTGTTGAAGTTTTTTTATTTACCTTTATTTTTTTTACAGTTTTGGGCTTAAACGAAGGCATATTTAGTAATCTAATATTTATAATTATATTTTATTTAATAGTTTATTAAAGCAAATATATATTTTTGAGATTGTTTTGCATTTTAGGAGGATTCAAGTTAAAACCGCATTTTACTTTTCTAGAAATTAAATAAATGAGTGAAATTGAATTAAGAGTAAATATTGAAAATGAAAACGGTCAAAATTGCGACATTAAGATTGACAATATTAAATTTCAAAAAATGCTATTCTTATTCAATGCAATTAACGATGGGTGGAGTATTAAGAAAAGAAATGATTCTTATATTTTTACCAAAAATCACGAGGGGAAAAAAGAGGTTTTATTAGATTCTTATCTACTTTCATTCATGAAGGGCAATTTTGATATGAATAAGATTTTATCGTAAACATGTAGTATGCAATTAAATTAATTAATTTAGTTAATTAATTTAATTTCCCAAAAAATTTTTTCTTTAGCAATATTATAACTATGGGAGGTGGATTAATGCAACTTGTTGCCTATGGCGCCCAAGACGTTTACCTTACGGGTAACCCTCAAATTACTTTCTGGAAAGTAACTTACAGACGCTACACAAACTTTGCTATTGAGTCAATTGAGCAAACTTTCAACGGTCAAGCCGACTTCGGCCGCCGCGTTACCTGCATCATCAGCCGCAACGGTGACCTTGCTTACCGCACATACCTTCAGGTGACTCTTCCTGAGATTAACCAACTTATGGGCAATGCCAGCAACGTTACCTCCGGTAACAACGCCGTCTATGCTCGTTGGTTAGATTACCCCGGTGAGCAACTCATCGCTCAAGTTGAGGTTGAGATTGGTGGCCAACGCATTGACCGCCAATATGGTGACTGGATGCACATCTGGAACCAGCTCACAATGACCTCTGAGCAACAACGCGGCTACTTCAAGATGATTGGTAACACCACTCAACTTACCTTCATCACTGACCCCTCTTTCGCGGATGTGGATGGTCCTTGCGACTCCCGCGCTCCCCGCCAAGTGTGTGCTCCCCGTAACGCTCTTCCTGAGACCACCCTTTACGTGCCCTTCCAATTCTGGTTCTGCACAAACCCCGGTCTTGCCCTTCCCCTCATCGCCCTCCAATACCACGAGGTCAAGATTAACCTTGACATCCGCCCTATTGATGAGTGCCTCTGGGCCGTTACTTCCCTCAGCTGCAACACCACTCGCTACCCCCAACCCAACAGCACGTACGCTAACAACACCAACAACCAATACAACGTTGGAACCCCCGTGACTGCCACCATTGCGTACAACCAGTCCCTTGTTGCGGCTTCCCTCTACGTTGACTACGTCTTCCTTGACACTGATGAGCGCCGCCGTTTCGCCCAGAACCCCCACGAGTACCTCATCACCCAGCTCCAATTCACTGGTGACGAGTCCGTCGGCTCATCCTCCAACAAGATTAAGCTCAACTTCAACCACCCCGTGAAGGAGCTTATCTGGGTTGTGCAACCCGACCAGAACGTGGACTACTGTTCATCCCTTCTTTGTGACGCCACCCTCTTCAAGGTGCTCGGCGCCCAACCCTTCAACTACACTGATGCCATTGACGCTCTTCCCAATGCTATCCACGCGTTTGGCGGCCCCGCTGAGCTTGCTGGCCAAAACGCCTTCATTGATGCCCGCGGTCTTTTCCAAGACGCTGGTGCCATGGACGAGTTCATCCCCAACAACTTCACTGGCTACTGGCACGGAGGTGTTTACAACAACGCCTTGACTGAGCCCCACTTTGGCGGTCAATTCATCCCCAACAATGCCACCAACCCTGGCTTGAGCCCCACGGACAGCGCCAATACTGCGGCCGTCCTTGCCTCCCTTGGTTTGACCTCCAGCGCCCAATTGATTCCTTCAAATGGAACCTACAACCAAGGCTCATCCGTCTCCGATGCCGGCACCTTCGTGCTCTCCGAGACCTCCCTTGACATGCACTGTTGGGGCCAGAACCCCGTCGTTGTTGCCAAGCTCCAACTCAACGGCCAAGACCGCTTCTCTGAGCGTGAAGGTTCCTACTTCTCATGGGTGCAACCTTACCAATGCCACACCCGTTCCCCTGATGAGGGCATCAACGTGTACAGCTTTGCTTTGAGACCTGAGGAACACCAACCTTCCGGCACTTGCAACTTCTCACGTATTGATAACGCCACACTCCAACTTGTGCTCTCCAACGCCACCGTTGAGGGCACCAAGACCGCCAAGGTCCGTGTCTATGCCACCAACTACAACGTGCTTCGCATCATGAGCGGCATGGGCGGGCTCGCGTACTCAAATTGAGCGGATTGGGTGGTCTTCTCAAATTTGCTTATATATATATTTTTGTTAAAACTACTTAGATAATTCATATTATTATAATTTATAATATGAATAAAATTGATTCAGTTAATAACAATGATTTGTTATTTACACAACCTACTATGAAACCGGTATATTCCACAAATATAGAATTATTGTGCGGCATCATTGAATATAATAACAAGACATATCTTGTTGATTTAAGTGACAAGGATAGAATTATAAATTTCAATAAAACCTTTGTTTTTGCAAACGAAGATGATTTGTATCCGTCTTACGCTTACAATTATAAAAGATTTACCTATTTAGATTTTATATTTAGTTTTAATCAAGAGTCTGTACATTATATTTTCAAAAATGAAAACCCACTGGACCTAAGACGGTGCAATGTAGAAATATATCATTTTTATCACAAAAATATACTAGAAAAATACACCGTTATTGACTACGTTAATGGTCATTATTTGACTATGGGACAAGATGCAAATGTTATGAAAAATCCAATTTGGAAAATAAAAGAAGATAATAAGGAGTATTTGTTAATGTATTGTGAAAAGAATACTATTTGTAAATTATGCATTGAAAGCTACCAAAAAATATTAGAATACGAAATTAATAAAAATAATGGAAAAAAAATTACTTGGTTTAAATTGCAAAATGGTTATATAATAGGAAGTGCTGATTTGTACATTCATCAAATTATTATGGGATGTTATGGAAATGGTAAAGGAACTAAAAACGTTAGTGTTGACCATATAGACCAAAATCCTTTAAATAACTCATTAGAAAATTTACGAGTGGCCACAAGAAAAGAACAAGAACAAAATTCAAAAGGAATTAAACCAGGAACAAAAAGAGAAAGAAAAACTAATGCAAAAGATTTACCAGAAGTTATGACACAAGATATGTTAAAAAAATATGTAGTTTATTATCAAGAATGGTTAGATAGTGAACATACTAAACAAAGAGAGTTTTTCAAGGTTGAAAAGCATCCCAAGTTAGATAAGCCATGGACAACTACAAAATCTAATAAAGTTTCCATTAATGAAAAGCTTGTACAAGCAAATAAAGTTGTTGATGATTTAGAAAATGATATTTACCCAAACAAAGATTCACCGGTATTACCAAAATATGTTTCATTAATTGTAATGCGAGATAAACCACATCTTGTTTTTGAAAAAAGAAACAACGAAAAACGGTTAAACTTTAAAATGGTTTTACCAGAAGAATATGATTTAGATGAACAAATATCAATATTTAAAGTAAAAATTCGTGAAAAATATGGAGCTAGTTGGGTAGACAATACTGTTATATTTAATTATGTGTATGATATACCAATAAACAATCATAATAGATATATCAAAAAAATAACATTTGAAATAGTAAGAAATTACGATAATCATACTTTAACTTTTGAAACATATAAAACAGAAAAAGAAGCTATTTTAGAGGTTGAAAAATGGCTATCTATAAAATTAAGCGAAGAGTACTTTAATAGTCTTCAATGCATACATCATCTTAATGGAGATTTTGAATTTTATAAAAAATTAGATTGTAATAGAGGACAGTTGTTAAGCTCAGGAATATACCTTGAAGTTATAGAAATAATTGGAAATAATCATGTAAATCTTAAATGTGGTTCATAAAATTAAAATAACCAACTCATAAAAGAATTTGTTTGTAAATATGATTGCATCAAACAACTAAAAATGAGCGACAAGACCTTGACAAAGGCATTGGATAAAAATGTTTTATACAATGACTCCCATTTCAAACGTATAGGTAGTAAGTTGAAATGTCTGTAAAAATACTTAAAACATTTATACCAAATAACAATAATATGTTTAAGAAACTATTGTTATTTCTCTCTTGCATTTCTTTGAGTAGGCAATTTTTTATGACTCCCAAAGGTTTTTTACCTTTTCAAAACAATACAACAAATGTAACAACTCAATATTGTCCATCAACTATCTTAAAAAAACGGCTATGCGAAGAATGTGATGATGCACTAACAATGCTTAAAATTTGGGCCACAATTTTTGTTTTTACTTTTCCTATTATTTCATTTCCATATCACAAGAATAACTAAATATAATTCTACCACAACACGTGCATCGCCAAATTATTAGCCGAAAATTTGTTACTTTTCCAATTTCCCCTCATACCACTTGACCGTGTCAAGTAATTCTTTCTCCGGGTTTTGTTCTTGTGTTTGGTATAATCCTCGTATCCCATTTGACCGAAATAAACCCACTTGTCAGTTTTTGGGTCTTTTATCATATACTTCTTTTCCTTGCGAGTGCTTCTAAAAAGCTTTCCATTTTTCTTACCTAAATACTTGTAAGCCATTCTTTGCGCCTGAGCAGGGTTGGAATACTTATATATTTCATCTCTCATTATTATATATATGTCTACAATTTAATTAAAAACATTAAAATATAAAAATTGATTCAAAATAAAACATAAATATATTTTATCAAAAGCTTTTACAATGACAACAAGTTCATTCGCATCTGTATATTTTAAAGTCGCCAGAACTACTCGGTCTTCTAACTACGATGTAAATTTGAACTGGACTATAGGAGAGTTCATCAACATTATGAGAGAAAAAGTTTTCAATGATTTTAATCTAGAAAATGTTGAATTTGTAGATACAATGCAAAATTTACCACAAGGAATTGCAGGAGAAGATGGGCAGGCATTATTGCCAACAAATAGAACTATCCGCAGTTACTATGGAAATAACATTTACCAAACAGCATTTTACATTCGGCCTCTTCCTTTACTTGAAGATGGAATTGCGATGGATGTTCAACCCGCTGAAGAAATTCCCAATTTTACGCAAGAACGTGCATGTGTAATTTGTTTAAACCAAGAGAGAAACCTAGTATTTATGCCTTGTAATCATTTGTGTGCATGTGCAGAATGTGGCCTAAATCCTACTATTAGAACGTGTCCTGTTTGCAGAACTGTTTTCAATAATAGAGTAGTTGTTTACGTATAACCACCTTCCCGAAGGCGCCGTTTGTGTAAAAGAAAATTGATTATTATTTAAATATAACAACTCAAGAACTACAATGAATGTAAACGATTTAGTAGAAGGAAAAAAATATTACTTTTATGAAACTCCGCCAACTAGACCAGAATGGGTTTATAGAGCAACATATTTATCAATTGTTACCAACACAGTGCTAAGTTATTTGATAAAAAGACAATTTGACCCTGTAACAAATCAAAATGTTATGCATTGTACTCCATTAAATTGGTTTACCAAAGCAGAAATGCTTGATGAAATTCTATCAAACTCGGGGTTACCAACGGATGTCATTAATATTATTGACGAATATTTATAACCCTGTTCACTTTTGTAAAAAAAATTATTTTGTCTATATAGTATAACTACTTAGTTATGTGTCGTTTATTTTTTTCATTAACAAAAAATTCAAGAAACAACGACCCTAAACGCTTATTGCTGAATTTTTTTGACAAGTGTGAACAAGAAGACATTAATGATGGCTTTGGAATTTGTTGGTACAATGACAAAGCGTGGCACACGTACAAAAAACCATTGCATTATAGAGAAGACTCGCACATTTTCAGAAAAGTTGATAATATATCTAGCAAAGTAATAATAGCTCACGCTAGAAATATAAACAAGGAAGATGTAACAAGATATCACATTATGAAAGAACGTTGCATTGAAAATACTCACCCAATAATGTATAAAAAATATATATTTATGCACCATGGAGATTTACTTCTTGAGAGAGATGATAGATTGTTGGGTCACCAAAGATTTAAAAGACTTCCAGAATTTAAAGCCAAACTTAAAGAGTTGCGAAGCAACATTGACCCTGACTTGTTAAAAGAAATGAAAGGAAGTACCGACAGCGAACTGTTGCTATTTTTATTCTTATCTATTCAAAAACAATTAGAGAACAATACTGACAATCAAGAACAAACTCCAGAAAAAATTATGGTTAAAAGCTTTTTAAATATGATAACTCTCGTTGAAAAAACTAATTTAGTTAATAAATCCAACATAATTTTAGCAGTAAATGATTATGTTTTAATTGCAAAAATTCTAAAAAATCCATCTAAAGTAAAAACTGCCAAAGAATTGCCACTTTTTCTAGATTCTAAAAATAACGAGGAAATTGTTGCATCTTCAATCAAGTTAACTCCCGATTCTAAAAATTTAAAAAATAATCATATTATATTTATTAATCATAAAACCAATTCAATTCGCTCGTTCAAATTTTAACTCTTTCTATGCTTTTATCGTGTCTTTAAACAAAATATTCATGTTTTTAATAATAGAATTAAGGTTTATTTATAAAAATTGATTGTTATTTAATACTTATACTATATAACAATTGTAAAATGAAAACGGAAAATCTAATTGAAAAAAAACAGTATTACTTTTATGAAAAAACAAAAAACTATCCCATTCGCATACGTAGAGAAAGATTTTTGGGGGTTTTTATTCACGCAGTTAACCCAAAGTATAATTATTTGGTTAAAAGTCGTTTTGAAGAAGAAATTAGAAAAACAGTTTTAATATATACACCATTAGATTGGTATTTTAGAGTTGAAACCCTTGATGATATTTTATCAAAAACTGTTCTGCCACCTGATGTTATTAATATTATTGACGAATTTTTATAAAACCAATAAAAACTTTTAATAGCGTTAAACCCCCAGTCTTGTCAACTTGCCTCTAAATTGTCTAATGCTGTAAATATAGAAAAGTTTTGATTAAACAACCCTAAGTCTTCAACCTCGTTCAAATCAAGTTTATCAAAATCTTCTGGTTTTCTAAATAAATAGTTGTCTGCATCTCCTCTTTTACATTTTACTTTATTCCAAAAATCACTAGATTGACAATTATAATGATTCATAATAAAATATTCTTTTTCTAATAAAATAAAGTTTTCTAATTCATCTTTTTTATTAAGAAATGTTGCGTGATGTACATTCAAACTAGTAAATTCAAAATTACTGTTTATAAAATATTTACGATTTCCTATTGGTAGAGAAGTTGGCTGTTGTATAGAGCGTTTTGTAAAGCTTTGAACTAGGTATTTAGGTTGTTTAACACAACCATTAGACCCGTATAAAGTGTGTTCTACCTGTATTTGGCCAAAACCATTGCACATATCTAGTATTTTTGTAATATCAATTTCCTTAGGAGACCACACAAATTCATCCATATCAACCATTAGTAACCATTTTGATTCTTTTATTCGGGGAAGAACATAAAAATTATAAATGTCTTTTTGTCTACCTAGATAATAATCCCATCTTGCGTTAAATAAAGTAACAACCCCTTTTTCAAGATATGGATTTAAAACATCTAAAAAATTGTCATCACTATTATCATTTATTAAATAAAAATGTTCAACCCCATGAAAAATATAATGTTCAATCCATTCTTTTAAACAATGCATTTCGTTTTTAAAAATAGAAAAAACTGAAAGTTTATGCATGTTATTTCCTTATAATTTTTCAGTGTATGTTTAACGCAAAATCAGTTTGTAATCCTTAAGGGAGTCATCCAAACAGTGCGTTCATATTTCTAACTTCTGGCTTATCCAATTCTTCATAGAATAATTTTTTAATTTGCTCATCGTCTCGCAACCTAACCGAATAAGTCTGTTGAATGTTGCTTCTTCCAATTCGTCCAAGTGCTTGAACCATTTTTTCTTGAGTCAAAGTCAAATCTTTACTCAAATAACCATGACAAAACTGATAGTTTGTTCCATAGATATAATCGCTTGATGCAATAATCATATACAACTTTTGATGGTCAGCCAACTTCTTCATAATTTCAGTGTAAGTAATGTCTGGATGATTGGTAAACACGCCAATTCCCATTAACAACAAAATCTTCCAACTGTCCGCAACGTTTTTCAACATCATAATATCTACAATAGTTTCTTCGTCTATCTCGCTAGTAAATGAAGAACTTGTATTAAACGCTTCCGCCCATTTTTTTAAGTGAAGCGTCTTATTTGGAACAAAAGTTTCATTCAACTCTGCTGGTTTAATCATAGACCGCAACGCGTCAAGCTCTGCATTTATTTTTGCCATATCTTTGTTGTTTTCATTTGAGCCCAAATCTTTCTTTTTGCTATCATCCTTCTTGGAATAATTTTTTCCACCATACCTTGCCCCACCATCAGTTTCTAGAACCTTTGTTGCGTTTTTTTCTTCCAAACATTCAAGCTGTTTCTCCAATTCTCCAACTTTTTCATTGACGCGATTATTGAATTCAATCTTTTCTAAAATTGCATCCATAGCCTTTGCTGGAATGTTTGCCTGTTGAATGCAAAACTTTGCAATCTTTTCAACATCTTCTGCTAGAAATATTGTGGGACCATCCGTAAGCGTATATGCATCCTTGGTTGAAACATAAATTGCAGAGTTTCCCGAGTCTTTAGACACAGTTGACGGTAAAACTTGTTCGCTCATCATTTTTGAAAGCGGCTTGCCAGCATTTATTGCAGATGCAGAATATGTTCCAGGACCAACGCTAGAAACTTTTTTTAACATATTTCCTTTTTCATCAACATTATCATTTGGCAAAATGCGCTTCTTTCTATTACTTGTAAGCGTAAGATAAATAGACCCCCAAGTCCCCGATTTAATCTTTCCAAGCAACTTCAAATAATGCAGCTTAATATTTTGCATATTTACGTCATCCAATGATGCAAAGTTTCTATCAATCTTTGAGCTCATTGTTGTATATAAATTATTCTTCTCAATAAATATTATAAAGTTGACAACCTCTTCCAAATCAAAATACCTCAACAAGGTCAAATTTTTCTCACAGTGCCCAACAATTTCCCTTATTGTATCATAATCTTGACTTAGAAAGTGCGGCAAAACAACATGACCATTTTTGCTTATAATTGGGATTGATTTTTTGCAATCATGACTAACAATATTATGTACTTGAGCTCCAGGAAATTTCTCATTAAAATGGCGAACGGTGTTTGGCAATTCGTGAAGCTTAGGCAAAGTTGCAGATGACAATATAACATTTGGAATCAAATTCTCCTTCCAATTTTTATTGATAGACTCGTGCAAATCATGAGACTCGCAGTCCATTGTGATTGTAGGCTCGTCCCAATAAGTAACTAGATTTGCAGCTGGATTGAACGCCAACATATAATACATTGCACACAAATAAGACCTGACATCGCAAATCATTATTTCCACCTTGTCACCAATAGTGTTATCAACCTTTCCAATTCCACCAGATTTCCGGTTCTTCTTATATTCTTTCGCCGCAAAATAGTGAAGACGAATATCATCTGTACTGGAACAACCAAACGCAAAAGCAATCTTCTTTCCAACTGAAATTGCGGCTTTTGCTAATGCCAGCCCAACATGTCTAGCAGCACACACAAAGATTACGCGATATTGCTGCGAAATTCCAATTGGAGTAAGAGTCTTTCCAGTTCCAGTTGGTGCAATATATAGCACTAGTCTTGGTGGAGGTGTTGGAATGGAGGTGTCGCGTTGAAATATTGTTTGTGGTTCATCCTCATCATCAGAAACGTCCTTCTCCATTTCAATTCGGTAATTTGCAAGTCTCTGTTTAAAATGCGGATTCTTCATCACCGTGAAAACTTCCTTTTGATGTTCATACAACATCATATCCGCGTGTTTTAACAACATATCATTCTTTTCAATATAAGTAACTGCATTTTCAATCATATAAACCATATCAATCTCCTCTTCAAATTCTGTCAAAATGTTATTAACAATATTTTTCACATGTCTGTTTACATTTGCAATGGTATTCTTATTTAGCTTATAAAGCGTGAAATAATGCAACAACCAACCCTTGTTTGTCGCCGATTTATTTTTCAAGAGTTTTTCAACCGTTTCTAGCAAAAGGCTTTCATAAACGGGTGGAATTTTTCCGGCTTCATTCCTTTCAAGACGAATCACATCTGCCTTTTTAATCTTTGGAACGCCTGTGACAGAATTATTCAAACTATTTACTTGACAACTACTTGATGCTTTCAACTTTTTGACAGTTTCATCAAAGTATTTTACAAACAAATAATCTTCCATTTCCGCGTTATTTTCAACTTTTAAAAACGACAACAATGAAATTGCCGAATTGCATTTAATATTTACATTTTCTGTCCCGGAAATGATAAGCTGCAAAACAGCTTTCTCCGGCTCGCTTACAGGAACCTCAATAGATTCCCATTCTGATTTGTTAAGCTTTCTTTGAGTAAGATCCATGTCTAATACTTCTTGTTATTTAATATAATTAGCTCTTTATATTTTCGTTTCAATTTTTATTTTTTATTCTGATAAAAATAAAAATTGACATAATGAAATAAATAATAAATAGAAGACAAAAGAATAAAACAAATGGCAAACTATCTTGAGCGTATTGCAAATTTTGTTTCTATTGAGGGAAACATTGGTTCTGGAAAATCCACTTTATTGGCTAACTTAAAGGAATTCTTTAAAAATGACCGCAGAGTGGTGTTCTTGAAAGAACCTGTTGATGAATGGGAAAAAATCCGGGATTCTCAAGGCAACACTATGTTGCAAAAATTCTACGGAGACCAATCTGCTTATGCTTTCTCGTTTCAAATGATGGCATATATTTCAAGACTTGCTGAATTCAAAAAGGCTGTTAAGGAAAACCCAGAAGCAACCATTTTCATTACTGAGCGCAGCTTGGACACGGACAAATATGTATTTGCTCAAATGTTATTTGATGATAATAAGATTGAAGACGTAAACTACCAAATCTACACTAGATGGTTTGATGTATTTGCAAAAGAGTTTCCAATTAGTAATGTTATTTATGTAAGAACCGAGCCAAACATTTGTCACAGTCGCATTTTGAAGCGGTCTAGAACTGGAGAGGATAGCATTCCGCTTGATTATTTGAAGAATTGTCACGAGTATCATGAAAATATGATGACAAAAAGCATTACAGCTCCTTGTTTAACCTTGAACGGAGATGTTGATATTTATGAAACTACAGAAACTGTTCAACAATGGATTAATCAAATTAAAGAGTTTTTGCAAGTATAATAGTTTAAATATTATTATTTATAATAATGCATGTCTCACAATATTGACAAAATTTTTTATATTAACTTAGACAAACGAACTGATAGACGAGCTGAAATAGAGCAAGAATTAAATAAAATGGAGCTTCCATATGAAAGATTTCCAGCAATATATAACGAAAATGGGTGTGTAGGTTGTGGTTATTCTCACTTATCTGTTTTAAAATTAGCAAGAGATAGGGGGTACAAAAATGTTTTAATATTTGAAGACGATTTTACATTTTTAGTTGAAAAGCCGGAACTTGAATCTTACTTTGAAAAACTCTTTAATAATGATTGCAATTTTGATGTTTGTTTTTTATCTTATAATTGTCATAGTTTTGAAGACATTCCGGAGAATACATTTATTAAACGAGTTTTAGATGCACAAACTGCGTCAGGATACATTGTTAATGAAAAATGTTATTCAAAGTTAATTAGTTTATATGAAGATGCACTACCTTTGTTAGAAGCAACAAATTATCATTGGATATATGCAACTGACCAATGTTGGAAGGGGTTACAAAAAAAAGATACTTGGATATGTTTTGATAAAAGAATTGGAAAACAAAGAGCAAGCTACAGCGACAATGCTAATACATTTACCGATTATGGAGTTTAACGCCGTCTTTTATTATTTGTCGTATTTTTTTTCACCTTTTTAGATTTGTTTTTTCTAG